TTAGCCGCTGACGATTCGCAAATTCGCCCGGCGCTTCATCTGATCGCGCTTTTCTTCGCGGGCATTGATGGCTCGGGCGATATCGACGGCCATTCTTTTTTTGTTGGCATCCCGGACATAATCGTCGGTCACGGTCATTGAGGAGTGCCCCATCGCTTCCATGATCATCCGGGCCTGAATGTTGCACTCGGCCAGATAGGTGCCGAAGGTCCGCCGCAGGCCATGGAGCGTATACCCGGCCGGGATATCGGCCTGTTTGGTCCAATGCGCCATCATCCCGGTCAGGCTTTTCTCGGAGAAGGGCTCGCCGTAGCCGTTCTTCAAAACCGTGCCGCCGTTGCTCCGGTCAAGCGGCGCCAGCGCCTCCGCCAGTTTGTCGACCACCGGGATGAACATTTCCCTCCCGCCGTGCCGATTGGAGTTCTTCTTTTGGCGGAAATCAAACGCATCGATCATCACCAGCGAGCCGTCGAAAAGCTCGATTTCCTCGGTGACAAGCTCATCCCATAGGAGGTCGGCGATATCGCCGCGCCGATTGCCGAGCCAGAAGCCGAGGGCGTAGCAGGTCCGGGCCGCCGTGCCGATCGGATGCCGCGCCTCGAATTGCTCCCGGATGGCAATCGGCCAAGCCGGGTTCTTCTTCGATTTCGGGACGCGGACGCGGATCGAAAGCGAGGGGTCGTCCTGCGGCTTGATCCATTTCTCCACCTCGATCGAGACCCACAGCAGCTTCTTGATCGCCACCAGCATGTGCTTTGCGACAGTCCGGTTCTTCGAAAAGATGCCTTCAATGATTGCACGCAAGCGGTCGGCATCGAGATACTCGACCGGCACGTCGCGCCATTTCAGAGCGCGCTCGGGATCGACGCGCATATTCATGAATCGCTCAATCAGGGCGGCGTTCTTTTTTTGCGTTTGAGGGTCGTAATCGAGCCATTCCATCGTCGTTTCGAGGCGAAGCTGCGCGGCGGCGAACGATCGCGGGACGATCCGACCGGGGCGCATCGCGATCACGTCCGCCGCCTTGCCGGTGCCCGCTACAGCCTGCCGATAAGCCTCCTCGAAAGCCGCGTCGCCTGGCTTGCCGGGCAGGGTGATCTGCGGTGCGTTGCGGTTCGCGCGAAAGCGGTAGTAGGTCTTGCCGTTGACGACACGCGAGGAGGCGCCGGGATAATCAGGCAGCTTTGCCATCGCGCCCCTCCAGCCGGTCGGCTATCCAGACCTTAATCAGCGCTTGCCGCGTGATCCCCAAGCGCGCGGCCTCTTGGTCCAATTTTCCGACCACCCACGAGGGGAAATCGACGTTGACGCGGTGGGGCTCCAAATTGGGGCGCTTGCCCTTCTCCCAATCCACCGCCTCGGTGATGTCTTCGCCGGCTTCGAATTGCCGGTCAAACTCAGAGGCTTTCATAGTGCTCTATCTCCTGTTTCCGGGCGCGGCGCACCGAGATGATCCGAATGGCTGTGCCGCGATGGGTGAAAACCGCCGTCCAGTGGTTGCCGCCGATCTGGCCGATTGCCAGAAAGCGGGGCTCATCTTCGGTTTTCGCCGGGACTTCCAACAGCCGTTCGTCGAGCCAGAGGGCCTGCGCGGCATCAAAGTCGATGCCGTGCTTTTCAAGGTTCGTGGCGCTCTTGGCCGGGTCAAATTCGAAGTCCATGGCCGGACGTTAGGATAGAAACTATATCTATTCAACGGGTATTTCGCAATCATCCTGCACTTTTGGACTGCTGGCGATCAGCGCCTCCAAGCCGCCGCCGCCCTTCTTCGGCAGGTCCGAGAACGCGATATCGAGTTCGACGCGATCCCACACCGTGCGCCCGTCGATCTGGCGCGGCTTCGGCATGCGCCGGTCGGCGACCATTTCGTCAAACTTGGTCGTTCCGACGCCGATGTAGCGGGCGGCCTCCTCGTGGGACAGGCCGCGCGGCGGGTAGGAGAGAGGGTCCGATTTGAGTGTCATAGCGGCAACCTCGTTTGCAATTCCTCCTCATCAGCCCACCGCGAATAGTCGTCGGCGATGGCCTGCATAACCTCGATTTCGCGCTCGGCGGACTGCTGCCGCATGCGGCCTTCGGCGACGAGCCGGGAATAGACCCACCGCCGCTGCTTGACCTCGCGGGCGGCGCAATTGGCTTTTTCGCGGTAGCTGATCATTGGCGTGTCATCTCCCTATCCGGGTGCCCCTCCGGGCCGAAAAGGATCATCTCGTTGACGTGGATCAGATCGCAGACGTTCGCGATAAGGGCGTCGAGCATCTTTTTGCGCTTGCCCGGCGGCCAGGCGGCTATGAAGGTGGCGACCAGATCGGCAAGCACGACGCTCTGGACCTCTGGCGGGTGGCCGGCCAAGTGCGGTTTAATCGCGTCCACGACCAGATTGACCTGATCGCAGATTTTCTTGGTTTCTTCCTCCGTGACGACCATTGCCGTTCTCCTTTGGCTTGGCGGCCAGCGCGTGAAGATAGCGGGTCGCCTCCGCGCCTTTGATCTCGCCTCTGATACGCTGTTCCGCCGTCCGGCAGCACGCCTCAACAAGGGGGATATCGTCGGGCAATTGTTGCACCCATGCCGCTTTCACGGTCGGGACAAGGTTTTCCAGCTTCCATTGCGCCGCGGTTCCCTCGTCGGTGGCGAATTGCAGAAACTTGGCGATGCATTCGTCCCGATCGGGGGTGGCAGCGGCGGCGGGTGACGAGGGATTGAGGGAGCCACCGCCGCTGCCTTCGCTGGTCTCCGGTGGCAAATCGGAGGCCGGCGGTTCGGGATCATCGCCCGCGTCGGGCGCTTCTTTTGAAAGGGTCTCCGGGTCCACCCCGGTCACGCGTTGCAAATAGAGCATCGCGTCTTCATAGAATTCCTCGAATTCGGGCTCGCTCAGATCATTCAGGCTGCGCGGATACATGATCCGCACGTTGCCGGTCGTGCCGCCGTCATCCATCAGGCCGAACGTCCGCTTAATCGCGTTCGCAGCGTCTTTGACGGTGCGCCAGGGCGTTTCGCAGTTCTTGATGACGAGCCCGAGGATCGCCCAAAACTTCCGGCGCTTCTTGCTTTGCGGATCGGTGATCGGCTGGACGAACATCGTCGTGCCATGCCGGTAGGACTCGAGTCTCTCGGCGGAAAAGGCATCGGCCGGCGTTAGCTTGCCGGCTTCGACGGTCATGCGGAGCGGGGGGATATCGTCCTTCATTGCTCTATTCCCATCAATCGCCGTGAGAACCGCGAATAGGTCGCCCCCATCCTCTGGTAGATCAGACGGTCGGCGTTGCGGTCGCTTTCCAGCGCCTTTTCATAATTGAGGGCGGCGAGGCGCTGGTATTGCTCGGCACGCCACAATTGCTCCTCGTCCTTCGTCAGTGGCATTTCAGCACCTGCCTTGCGCGGGCGAGGGCGGCGCCGAATGTCCACGGCTTGGCGTGCACTATGTCGTTCCAGCCGGGCGGCAAGTCGCGGGCGTCCAGCCCATAGCGCCGCAGATGCGCGCGCTCGGAGTCGACGAATGCATGGGGGAAGCCACGGCAGCGGAGATATTGCGCCAGCAAGCACTCACGGCAGCTGACGTAATCATAATATTGCTCCGGGTCCTGCGCGGCGATCCAATCAATCAGGGCGGCATTGTCGAACGTCGGCCTCATTTCCCATCCTCCTTTTCCAGATCGCGCAGCCGGCGCGCTTTGATCTTCTGGCAAATCTCTTGATCAAGGTCGGAGCCTTCGAACCGCGCCATCGGGTCAAGCTCTGTCCAGATTTCCTCCACGCTGGCGGCGTCTTTCGCCTCGGCCAGCCGGTCGCGCAGTTCGCCAAAGAATTCCGCGTCCGGGGTGGAGTCGGCATCGACGCCGCCTATCTCCTCGCGATCGGGGTCGGGCTCGTCATCAAGGGGGGAGGTCGAGTCTACCGGCGGCTGCCCGGTCCCGGACTTGACCTCCGTCGCATCACCCTGCGCCGTCTGGATTTTTTCACCAGCAGGGCTCTGCTGACCTATGCGCGGCGCGCGCGGCGCTGCCGGCAATAGGGCAATGTTCTGATCTTCGGCGATCCTCCGGCCCTCGTCCTCGTCGTAGATGCCGGCAAAGCCGAAGGCATAGCGGGCGCATTGCATCAGCGCCTTGTGGCGCAACATGCGGTGCTTCATTTTCCATGGTTCGGTGTCGCGCCAGCACTCGGAGAGGTATTCGGTGACGACGGTCGGGTGGCTTCGGTCCTTGCGATGCATGATGCACGTGCAAGAAATCGGATCGCCGTTGGCGTCGCGCTCCCACGTGAATTCGAAGCCGTCGCAAGCTGGATGCGAATTGACGAGGTTGATCCACCCGTCAATTGAGACGATCGGCACGACACCGCCCCCACGCTTCGGATAGGCGAAAATCTCGCGCGTCAGCGGGTTGAGGTCGTATTTCTTGGCGACCAGCAGGAAGGCGGCGAATTCCTCGCGGGTCAGCGGCCGGAATTGCTCGCCCTTCTTTGGGGTCGGCGAGCATTGCGCCCGCACCGTCATTTCGAACGCGTCGGCCTCCATGCCGAAATGCGCGGCCATATCGACAAGCACAGACCGGCGCGGCGCTTTTGCAAGCTGGTTCATACGACTGTCCTTTCCTCGATAATCTCCATTCCAGGCACCGCGACATTGGCTTTCGCCAAGCGCGCGCAGGCCTTATCGGCGGCGTCCTTGATTTCTTGGGTGTCCTTGATCGAGGCGAGGAAGGTGTCGAGATCGATGATCCGGCCGACGCAGCGGGTGCGCAGTGACGTCTTGGCGCCAGTCCGCCCGGCTTGCGGGCGCCTGTATTCCGCCTCGCGCTCGGCCTCTTTGGCGGCGGCCAGCTTTTCGCCGGCCTCGCGCTCGGCCTCGGGCGTCCTTGCTTTGCTCAAGGTTTCCTCGGCCTCGCGGCGCAAGCGCTCGGCTTCGGCGGCGGCGGCCCGCACGCGCTCCTTTTCAAGCCGGTCCTGCTCTTGGAGCCACGCAAGCTGATGCCGTTTCAAGAGCTTTTGCAGGCCCTCAGGCTCCTCGCGCAATTCGCGCCATTTGGAGTCGATCTTCCGGGCTTTGACGAGAACCGGCGCCTTTTCCTCGACGTGCAGCTTGTCGGCCCGGTTGGCGATATCCTTGAGCCGCCGCGCCCATATGGCCGCCTTGTCGGCGTCCTCCTTGCTGGCAATTGGCTTTTTCAGGAAGGCGAGGGCCTGTTCCCTTTCGCCGAGCCATTCGATCCGCAGGGCCTCATATTCATCAGCCTCGGCGCCGCTGTTATGGCCGATGCCGGCGGCTGGCCGCTCGGGCTCGTCGGCCCATCCGTTGCCGGCCTTGGCCCGGTCAAACGCCTCCTCGCTGATGGGCTGCTTGACGGCCCACAGGAACAAATCATCGATCTGGTCGCGATCGACGGGGCGGCCGGATCGCGTCGCGTACCAATCGCCGTCAGCGCCCCGCCAAAACTGCACCGGCTCCCAATCGCCGCCCTTGCGGCGGACGCGGAAATAGCCGGTCCACGGCTCGCCCGGATGAATGGTGAGTTTTCCGGTGCCAATCTTGCTCGGATCGGCGAGCGCGGCCTGCCATTTATCCCAATCGTTTTGCATGAAGTCCTCCTATAGTGGAGATCCTCATGAAAACAATAATTTCACACAGCCACAAGATCGGTGAAAAGCTTATTTGCAGAATCGGAGTAGCGTCGCTGGCTAACGTGGGTCAGTCCGATGGGGGGACTCGCCCCCGAAGCGCGTTTGCGGCCCCGGGCGGCGTCAAGATATCCGTAAGTGTGGTTAGCGACCGGCGCGCGCGATGGATCGGGCGGCCTGCTGCTTGGCGCGCATAATGTCAATATCCGCGCCGGTCAGCGTCATCGAGATCGGTGCACGCCTGGGGAAGTGAAGATGATAGTTGAACTCGTCGGTAGCCGGGTTAAACAGGACATGGCTCTTTTGCACATCCGCGCGTGCGGCGCGCCGGATCACCTCGGCGAATTGCCGGGCCGGGTAAGGGGCGTTTCGAACGCTGGAAATCATCGCTGCGAGGGCTTGGCTCGCCTCATGCTGGAGCCAAGCGGCGTCATCAAACGATCGGATCAACACGGCCATTCGCCGGCCGTCATCCGTTTGCATTTGGGCGATGAAATGATCGCCCACAGCAACGACGTGAAAGTCTGTCAGGGCCGGAGGAAGTCCATCCTCTGGAGCAATTGCTGACGATACCAAGAGTCTACCCATAACCGCATGAATCCTCTCATAAAGTTGGTTTCCGCCGCTTTGAATATTCCCCCGCTTTAGTCACCTCGGGTAAGTTAAGACCCGAGGCCTTGTCGCCCCCTTGCTCTTTTCGTCCTAATGCGCGCAGCCGGTTATCAATCATGGCCTGAAAGTGCTCGTAGAGCGTTTCGTATTCCTCCGGCGGCAGCAGTTCCATCCTCGCATCGATGCTCGGCTTTGCGATCGGGGTGCCTTTCCCCTCGGCAAGCCAGACCCACGAAATGTTGAATTCCTTGGCGATCATCATCAGGTGATCGCGCTTCATTCCGACGCCGATCTCCCAATTTCCTACGGCGCCTCGGGTCACTCCAAGGCGGTCTGCGAAATCAGTTTGTCGGTGATATCCGAGAATTTCTTTCCTGAGAAATCTGATGCGTTTGCCAAGCTCGATAAGCTCTGCATGCTTCTCAGCCTCCCTTTTTTTCCCTGCCGCCAATTCGGCTCGGCTCACCAATCGCCTTTTCCCGCTCGTCACAGGTGCATTTCCCCCACCAGGTTCAACCATGCCACACGCCAGCTTAACTTGTCACCGTGAAATTCTCAAAATCTCTTGATCCCTCGTGAAAATATTGCTTACATTCATAAATGAACGCGAGCAAACAAAACTTATCGACTGATCCTCGGGCCATTGCATGCGAGGCCGCCAAGACCCGCGCAGGCGGGGCGAAGTTCCTTGCCCAACGGCTCGGCGTTGCGCGCCAGCTGGTCCATGCCTGGAAAATCATCCCGGCAAAGCACGTGCTGCGCGTCGAAAGGGAAACCGGCATTTCCTGCCACATTCTGCGCCCCGACGTATTCGGCCCGGCGCCAGCGACCAAGGAGGCGGCGGAATAGCCGCCTGATGTGTCCGCCGACCATGCCCCGGCCGGCGGGAAAGGCCACCGCGCCCCATTCCCCCGCCGTGGTTTTCCTTCCTCCACGGCGCGTTCGCGACGCGGTGGCCGCGCTAACCAGAGGAGGCCACCCATGCCCGCCACCATCGGCGACAATTCCAAGGACCTTACGCCAGCCGAGCAAAAGGTCCTCTACATGCACCACTTCGGCGCCATCCTGAAACAAACAGAGATATGCAAAGCCGAGAATGCCGAGCGCCTAAAGCTTCGCAAGCAGGCCAAGGCGGACGGCATCGTCCTCGCCGACATTGATTTCGGCCTCCGCTGCGCCCAGATCGAGGACCCTTCCGTCATCGTCAATGAGCAGAAGAGGCGCGCCGAGATCGGCGGCTACTTCGCACTTCCGATCGGCGCTCAATCAGAATTCGACTTCGACCGCGAGCCGGCCGTCGATCGCGCATGGCGGGAGGGCGAAAGGGCTGGATATGAAGCCGTCAACGCCGACACCAACCCCTATGACGAGAATTCGGCACAGGGCCGGGCATGGGCGAAGGGCTGGAAAGAGGCGCAGGCGGAAATTGCCGCTAACCTACAGTCCGCCATGGAAAAGAAGCAGGCCGATCGCGCGCAGAAGGCCGCCGATCTGGCCGCCGCTGATGATGGCGAGAACGATCCCGACGACGAGGCCGATCTGGCCGAGGCCGCCGAATAGGGGGGCCGCCGCCATGCAACCCGAGAAAGTAATCTGGAAAGAGGCCGACCGGGACAAGGTGGCCGAGATGCTCAAAAAGGGCTGGTCGGCCGCAAAGATCGGCCAAGAGATGGGCATTTCCCGAGGCGCGGCCATCGGCCGGATTTTCCGCAATGACCGATTAAGGGCGCTGATGAAGCGCCCGCCCAAAGCCGCAAGCCCGAGGAGGTGGCCGGTGAAGAAAGTCGCGCGCTCGACCGGGAAAGAGAACCCGGCGCCGGTCCTCCAGCTGCCGCCGCCACCCATGCGGCTTGTGCCGCTAGCCGAGTTGAAGCGCGGCGATTGCCATTGGCCGGTGAGCCCGCACGGCGCGGCCCCGGATCAGCATCTATTTTGCGGCGCCGGCACCCGCAAGGGCGAGAAATGGTGCCCCTATCATCAGCTGATCGGCTATCAGCCTCGGGCGCCGCGCCATGGGTAAGCGTTCCGACTTCCCCCGGCGCAAGGCGGACGATTACGCCACGCCCTTGAAGGGGGTCACGCCAGTGCTCCCGCATCTTCGCGCCGAGGGGATCGTGACCTTTGTCGAACCGTGCGCGGGCGCCGGCAATCTGGTTGCGCATCTATGCCGCTTTGGCTTCCTTTGCGCTTTTGCCCGCGATCTGCGCGACGGCTTCGACGCCCTGACCTGCGATCCAAACACTTTCCAAGGCGCCGACGCCGTCGTGACGAACCCGCCGTGGACGCGGGCGGCGCTCCATCCGATGATTGAGCGCTTTTCCGATATCCTGCCGACATGGCTCCTGTTTGATGCCGATTGGGCGCACACCAAGCAAGCGGCGCCCTACCTCGATTATTGCTCCCACATCGTCTCTGTAGGCCGGCTCAAGTGGATACCTGACACGAAGCACCAAGCCAAGGATTCCTGTGCGTGGCACCGCTTCGACCGCCGGCATTCTGGCGGCCCGCACTTCATCGGCCGCCCCTCAAATGAAATCGCAAAAAGTTACGTGGAGGCGGCGCAATGACTGCGGAACTCGCCCGATACGATGCCATGTGCCGGGCCATCGATGAGGCCTACCAAATCGATGAGGTCAAGGATATCCGGGACAAGGCGCTGGCGTTGGAGGTCTATTCCCGGCAGGCAAAGAACATCGAGGCAGAACGCCGCGCGTGCGAAATCCGCCTTCGCGCCGAGCGAAAAGCCGGCGAGTTGCGGCGCCAAGAGGAAAAAAGCAAGGGAGCCGCTGCCCCATCGGTTCCCCCCCAAGGGGGGAGGCGTCCCCCTACGAATGATGAGCGGCGCAAGGAACTTGGCATCTCCAAAAAGCAGGACGAGCGCTGGCAAAAGCTGGCGGCGGTCCCGCAGGAAGATTTCGAGGCCGCACTCGCGGAGCCGGGCGTGCCGACCGCAAGCGGCATCATCGCGAAGCTTGCGGAAAAGAGATCAAAGCCCATGGACAGCGCCGCCCTATGGCTTTGGGGCCGCATGAAGGACTTTGAACGTAACGGAATTCTGGCCGACGATCCCGACCGCGTTTGGGCGGAAATGGCGGATCACATGCGGGCAGATATGCGCCGGCTGGTGCCGCGCGTCTGTGAATGGCTCAACCAATTGGAGGCGTCAAATGCCGAACAAGGGAACATCGGAGGCCGCGAGGCTGCGCGAAATTCTGTCTGCCGTGTATGAACGGCGGAAAGATGTGGCCCGCGTGAGCCCGTCGTGGCTGGCGACCGAGGCAATGACCGAGCTTGACCCGGATCGGGAGGCGCCGCCTCTGGTCTATCTCGGTTGCCATTTGGAGCTACGCCAGATCGCGCGGGAATTCTGCCGAAAGCGCTTCGAGCCGGAAGATGATGGGGAGGCGCATGATCTTTTCCCCGATCTACAGGCCCGCTATCCAACGGCGCGCTCATCCAAGGATGACCCCGAATATGTGAAACTCGAATGTCTGAATCGCGACCACATTGCCTTTAACGTCAACCGGCTTCGGTCTGAGGCCGCGCACAAGCTGGCACACGCCGACGCTTTGGAAGAATACGGCGAGTTGCGGGCGGCCTGATAATGCTGATCCTCGGCCTCGACCAGTCCATAACACGCACCGGGTTCGCGCTCTACGAATACCCCGGTGACGAGCGAGACATGCGCTGCGGCTCGTTTTCGTGCAAGGACGGGGACGGTCCCGAGGAAAAATGCGAACTGTTCGCCCGCCAGTTCAAACGGCTGGTCGGGCCGAAAGAGCGCCGCCCGGATTTCATCGTATGGGAGCGCGCCCGGCGGCGCATCTCGGCTTACCCCAAGAAGCCGAACCCCAATTTGCTCGGCCTGGGCGGCGACGATCCCGCCCTCTGGACGGTCAATGCCGACCAGCTGCTCTTGCCGGAAATCCAAGGCATCATCCGGGGGGAGGCGATCAGCTACCGCATTCCGCATGAGTCAGTTCCGCCGGCCACATGGCGCGCGGCGATCTATGGCAAGGGCGGCGGCAAGCTGTCGCGCGCCGACGCCAAGGCGCAAGCGAGGGCCTACTGCGGCGATCTATGGCAAGGGCGGCGGCAAGCTGTCGCGCGCCGACGCCAAGGCGCAAGCGAGGGCCTACTGCAGGGCGCTTCGGATCGCGGCCGGCAACGAGGACGAGGCCGAGGCCGCATGCATCGCCAGATGGGCCGCGACGTGCTCGCAAAAAATCCGCCTCCTATTTGCCGAGGCGGCAGCATGACGGCGGAACGGTGGATGCGCTTCTATCCGTCCGACTGGCTCGGAGACCCCGCCTTGCGCACATGCAGCTATGCCGCGCGCGGCCTCTGGATGGACATGCTTTGCCTCATGGATGCCGCCAAGCCTCGCGGTCATCTCAAGCTAGGGCGCCAGAAGGTCGATGCACAGACGCTCGCCACGCTGACAAACGGCACGCCGAGGCTGGTCGAAAAGCTGCTGGCCGAACTGCAAAAAGCGGGCGTTTTTAGCGTGAATTCGAGGGGCACGATCTACTCCCGGAAAATGGTACGTGAAGAAAAGTGGAGCAAAAAGGGAAAAAAGATGTCGGCGGCTCGGTGGTCGAAAACTGCTGAAACTAAAGAGGAATTCGGCACAAGCAATGCTCGCAGCATGACTCCAGAATCCAGAGTCCATAATAAGCAGGAATCTTGTAGGTCTAGACTCGGAGCCGCGCGCGCGAAGCGCCACCATCAGCCCGACCACGACCCCCCCGATTTCAGCAACGACCCAGTGAACCCAAGCGAGGCGCTTTTGCGCACCCCGCATCGTCAAGCATTGAACCGAATGGAGGAAGCTGTGGAGGTAAGTGAGTCGCGGCAGCGTTCAGCTTGCTGTCAACTGGGATTGCTAGAAGGTTTGTTATCGGGACAGCAGACGGGAGCGATTAAAGTGGCAAACGTCACGAAATTCCGATGTGCCCGATCACGGCGTCGCGAGCGACGCCAGATCATCCGCGAACACGTCACGAAACAGGGAACCTCCAATGAAAAGATCGTCAGACAAGACCGTCGCCGCAGGTCTTCCGGCATGGCCGAAATTCCGGTCTCGCTGGCTGCGCACAATACTTGCTGGGACCGCGCTGGCCCTGGCGACGACTGCTCTTGCTCCGACCGCAAGCGCCGACATTGCCAAATACGGCATAACCACCGCGTGCGAGCCTGAGGACAAAGTTTGTGAGGCGCGCAGTGAGGCAGCCCGCCAGAGCTTCATGGAACCCTGCGAAAAGGACGGTGGTGCTGTGTCTAATTACGGTGGTGGTGGTGGTATGTTGACTACAAATTGCGTGTTTCAGGAGTAGGCGGCCCCGCCGGACGAAGGATGCCGCCCAGGCGCGGCGTCTCTTGGCCCTTGTCCCGGTCTATGACAGCGGATCGCAACCAGATGCGGCGCGGATGCGCAGCGTTAAGATTGACCGGGCCATGCGCTTCAATGCGCATGGCCCCGAAGGGCTGATCGATGGCAAGGCTCCCGGTCTGCCATCACGCTTGAAACCGCATCGCAAAATCTAAGAGGACATCGTCGCTCATTGCTGCGACGCCCGCCGCAAGCTCCAAAGTCAGCCTCGGCGCATCATGTCCATGGGCAGAGAATGGGCAAATAGGTCTTGATCAATGAGAGGCCGTATTGACCACAGAAATTGAGGAAGAACCCATTTATCTGCCAAGCGACAAGATGAATTCTTGCTCGCAGCCACCGCGCAGAACCTCGGAAGGTTGGCAAAGCTCAGGCCTGTGCGTGAATGCCCACGCGAGTGCAGCAATAAATTGCGAAGCCCTAAACCGGCCGCCCACAGCCTTCGACGGCGCTCAACCTCGAAGTGTTTTCAAAGATATCAGCCCCAGGAGCCGTGATTGAAATCGACTGCCGTGCGAGTGCCGGCGCGAAATCCCCAAAAAACTCATAGTTGTGCAGGAGCGACGAAAGGTTGTAGTTTGCCCATGTTATTCGATCAGCGCTTACCTAATGCTCTGAGTGGTAGACCGAGGTCGAAAAGATCCAACTTTTGACGATAGCAGAAGGCCCGAGCCGTCGCCCAACGGCAGCAGGCTTCCATACTCACTTCTCGGTTCAGGCAATTTGGATTGGTTATTAAATCTCTGATGGTGCGATCGCTTCGATCGTCACATCGCTAACTGGAGCGTAAAAATGGCAGATAGTAATCTAAGTTACGGCGATACTTTGAGGATAGTCAACTCATACGGAGGACCGTTGAAGGGCGGCTATCTCGGTACCGGTGGGCCGTCGACCGTACCTGGTGCTGTGAGCACTGTTGGAGCGTATACGGACCACAACAAGTCTACGCAATGGAGAATATGGCCGGCGAAGCGCGGCGGTCAGAGCTTTGGAGAAGTCGTTAACAGTGGTGATCGGATTAAACTAAAAAATATCATCGATAAAGATACCAGCGATGAAGATTCAAATTTGCTGGCATTATTCAGCTCCAAACGGGCGACTAGTAGCGGTTATCCCGTGGGTACCACCAATATTATTGATGATGAAACGATTACCCCCGCCTGGTACATCCTTGTTAGTACCCCAAATAAAGCCAATGACCCAGGTTTGGTCAACGGGAATGACATATATTTGGTGGCTAGTTTTGATCAACTGGCAGGCGTTTTGGACACCAACGGCGTAGGCAGTGGAGGTTTCAGATACGACGTCACGGGTGCCCGTCTCGTCAATCGTGACGGCGGAAGCGGCTCTTGGCAGGTAGTCAAAAGCTGAGCTTAAATTGGTCCACCCATGTGGTCCGTTTGTGCGGACGTCATTGACGCCGGATTGAACGAAGACGCGGGTAGCTTCGCGGATACTGTATACGGGCCTCAGCTCAAGGTAGAGCGCGAGGTCCGTTAGCCTGCTGCGGGACATGCGCCACCAAGGTGTAATATAAGCGAACCTTTCGCAATAAACGCTCAGTGCCAGTGAGGCAAAAGGGATGACATCATGAACTGGATCAATGACGACTGCCCCGTCTCAAACGAGCCGGCGCAAGAAGCGTTGTCCAGATTGGGGGACTTCGCCGAGTTCACCTGCCCTACCTGCGGTAGATTCCGGATCACCGGCACTGCTTTAGAGATGATCCGTGGTCTGGATCTTGATGGCAGGCAGTTCGCGCTTACTCAGGCGAAGAGCAAAGCGCCGGAAGGCAAAATACCGGTGATCGACAGTTACATGCTATAATGCGAACGGCGCGGAAGCTATCGTTCATTTTGCTTGGAGCCGTGCTGGCAGGCTGCAACAGTTCATCATCAAGCGAGTGGCGCGAGGTCAAGACCAACTCTTACGAGTCGCGTTTCGAACGTGCCAAGGCCATCTGCAACGGGCGGGCCGCTCAAACGCAGGTCATCGCCGGAAGGCTCTGGATTGCCGGTGCAATCGCAGCAAACAGCTCGTTTAGCGCCTGTATGGCGGAACAAGGGTTCGCGCCCAAGTGATCTAGGAGCCCGCCGAATTGCGCCTGAAGATCAGCACCCACTGACACGCGCTGCGCTCGATTACCTGGTGGAGCGCATACCCCTCTGCTGCCTTTTCATTGATGAAGGCTTGCATGCTCTCGAGGCCGTCTAGGCCGGTATCGAAAGGTTCGACTAGGTATTCGGGCATCCTCATCTCCTCAAGGTCATGGGGGGCCAGGTTGTTGACGTGCGGAAAGGAGTTGACAGAAACGCCTTTCTCTTTCGCTTTGTTGGCAAGGGCAGTCAAAAGAGAAGTCTGGATATTTTTCGGTCGATGCTCGGGAGCCACGTAGGAGAGCGTGATATCCCAGCTCTTCTCGCCACAGTCGTAGGCCATAAAGCCGAGGACGTTGCCGTATTCATCGATGGCTACCAAGCAGCAATCCGCGAAAGTCGGCGGAAGGTCCGGCCGGGGCGCGAACCCAAGGTAAGCCAGCTCCGGTGGCACCAACTGCCACGCTGGCGAATGCCCGTAGTGCTCATAGAAGCGGATGCGGTACACCCCCTTAGCGGTGCGCTGGTCCGCTTGACGAAGAACACTTTTTTTGAAGCGTGCCATCTTGCTTCCTTTGTTGTTTAAATACTCTGGTCGTTCGGGGATGATCGTGCAAAAGTCGTGCCAGGTCCCAGGAGTGATGAAACATAGCTAATGGCGTTCTTTCAGATAGTGATCGGACAATTGACCACACGTTCAAGGCCAATCTGCGTAATGAAGCAGACAAAGGCGGACCATGTTGTGTGGCGGCGGCAGTCATCCGCTCGGCTCGGTCTTCGGCTAGGACGCTGAGGTGATGAGGCGGAGAAGGCCGCAATTACAATCACGCGGTAGCATACGGTGACCTCTCTGGGAGAGCGGCAGCGGGGCTTGTTATATGAGAGGGCGGTGAGCTTAGCGGTACCCCGTGCGCCACTCGCGCGAGGCCAGTGAGGGACATCACCGGTATCGCCTTGCTTTGCTCGCATTCATCGATCGTGACGGGGATGGATAAGGCAGGCATCGCATTTATGGCACTACTACTCGTCCTCATCTCTCTCGTGTTCAGCATCCTGGCAGTCGATCGAACATCGATAGAAGCGCGCCCGAATCCGGAGGCGCTGGTTCCCACCAACTACCCGTGAGATTGTTTGCGCCCGCGGAATTCGCGGGGGAATTGACAGTTTCCCAAGGGCTGAAAACCCGCCTCGGGAGGCGGGTTCCAGTTCGTCATCGTGAAGCCTGGGTCCACGTTCGCCTCAAGTCGGGCTTTCCGTCCGAGGCTTCCAGCAGCACCTCTGCCTTCACGCTTATGTGGCTTGGCATTGCCTGCAGCTGAGCGAGGAAAAGATCAACACCCACTGACACGGGCTGCGCTCGACTGCCTGGTGGAGCGAATACCCCTCGGCCGCCTTTTCATTGATGAAGGCTCGCATGCTCTTGAGGCCGTCTGGGCCGGTACCGAAGTGCTCGCTAGGTATTCGGGCATCCTCCTCTCCTCAAGGCTACGGCCTCGCGATTGAGCTACTGCGCTCTCAGTGGGCCCCCTTTTCCCTCGCGTTCGACCGACGAGACTGCGGCGGCTGTATCGTCGTCCGACACTTCAGGTCGAAGCAGCCTGCCGTTCGCATCGTTGCTCCGTTTGTTGATGATCGTTCAGATTGCACTTGCGCTGCGACTTGATAACATGTTCGTCTGGCGTATGGGGGCGAAAGTGGCTGTGTTGCGTATCGTTTTGCTGGCATTGGTCGCATGCGTGTGGCTCACCTTGTCTGCGCGGGCGGAGATTATCCTTCAGCGCATCGATACCGATCGCGGTGTCGTCATTCTCCTCAAGGGGGCGTTCGCCCTCGCGGACGATCCACAGGCGCTAGCCCGAGAGGTTTCCGCCACAGGAGCAAAGGTTATCACCTTCGACAGCGATGGCGGAAATGTCGTCTCCGCTATCGCCTATGGCCGGGTTATTCGGTCGCTGGGTCTCTCCAGTTTTCAGCCGCGTGCGACGCAGTGCGTTTCCGCCTGTGCGTTAGCGTTCGTGGGCGCCGTTATCCGACATGCTGAACCCGGCTCCATCGGCGTGCACCAATCGTCATTCTCGGCGAACGCTGTTCTGGATGGCCATACAGCAGTCGCTGCGGTACAGCAGATGACCGCGCAGATAATGACGTATCTGCTTGAGATGGGCGTCGACCCGAAGCTCCTGCAACTCAGCCTGTCGGTGGCACCCAACGATATGCGGTACCTGACAGCAGCCGAAATGGACGAATACAATGTGACGGCGGGGCTACAAAACGCCGTTCCCGAAACACTACCTGATACCACAATGACACCCTCGGACGAAACCACCGCTCACGAGGAAGAAGAAAGGCCCCTCACAAATGAAGACAGGGCCCTAGCGTTTGTCTCTGCCTATTACCAGGCGTGGTCGCTGGGAAATGCGGAGGCGCTCGTGTTTATGGATCGGGCATATAACGAGACAGTGAGCTTCTACGGGAAACCAAGGTCGCGGATTTATGTTGTCGACGAGAAGGTGAAGTTCGTCATGCGCTGGCCGGTCCGGGCCTACAACGTCAAGCCGGGCACCGCTACGGTCTCATGCGCCGCCTACTGCGTTGTTGCAGGGATCGTCGACTGGTACGCGAGGCGTGATGTCGGGTACGGAGTATCATCCGGCTCGGCGCGTTTCCTGATCTCGTGGGACCCCTCAACACAGAAGATTGCTTCCGAGAGCGGTGAAGTGCTGGATGTGGACAAGGATGCTGTGGCTCCGGTCCGCGTCCTATCGCAGTGGTACGATCAGAATGCTGTTTGCCGCGGAACCGTCGACAACACCGAAAGGACACAGGCGGCCTGTACATATCGAGAGGTGATTGCAGCGAAGTTGAAGGCCGTCGGCTGGTGCTACGCGGGCGAAGGCCAGGCCGCATATCAGACGGACTGGCATAAATGCGATACCACGGGATCGAGCTCCGCGAATGGGAGTCTTGCATCGAAGGCAGATTTCCCACGCGCCGCGCGATATGCGGTGACGGAACGTTTCACCGGCCGAACTAAGCTTCCAGATTTCCGCGGGAGAGACCGAAAGTTCAGCTCGTTCCGCACCCGAATCCGCAACGGCATGCGCGAAGGCCCCAACTTTGCGGGGCATTTCTCTGTGATCCAGATTGGATGTGGAACTGGGTGTACCTTTGCGATTGTCGGTGACAATAACAGCGGAAGACCTGCCAATTTCCCGCGCGGCGGTGAGGAAAATATGTACATGCAGCTTCACTTCGAGATAGGAAGCCGCCTTCTAGCAGCGCAGTGGCTCGACTATAAAGCCAATAAGTGCTTCGTTGAGTTCTTTGACTACAACCGCAAGAAGTGGGAACGGATTAGTAAGCTCGATGTCGGATCGTCTGATGCATGCTACCGGACCGTGGCCGAAAACCTGCGCTGAGAAGAGCTCGTCCGCCAATGCTGACTACCAATGTCGTTGCACGTTTGATACGCGCCGCGAACGACGTTGGTCGTCCGACCAGAGCTAACCGGATAAAGGCTCAGCCCGAACCGGTAATAAAGCCGGACGGCATGAGCAACGATTTCGATCGGGAAGCGATGGTTCCTGTAGGTGGCGCATGGTTCGACCATGCGCCACCTACTATCGTCAAACCGTTAAGCCAAAAGCAAATGATAGCACCGGTCGGCGACATGTCCGGCACTGCGGCGACAAAGAAGCGCAGTGCCAAGGCCGGCCCCATCCGGCGGGGCCGGCCGAAAGGCAGCCTTGAAAAAGACGGCTGCCAAGACAGGAGGGCAGGCTTAACGGACTGCCATCCGTGATTCAGCGGGCCGGAAGTTGTCCGATTTCCTCGCGCTCCGGTGCGGCGATCACCCTGTCAGCCTTCTCCTGGGCTTGCGCCGAACNCATTGGATTGTTGGGCGACCATGGACCACATGGCCGATGTAGTCATGTCTTTTTGCCCGTAGGCGCTGAGGCCGGTCAGCAAGGCGGCAAGCTGGGCGCCTCTCAGATTTCCCTGTTCAGTCAGATGCACCGCTTCGTTCAGCCAATCCTTGTAAACGGCGGGATCGACGTCGAAGGCCTTGTTGGCAAGCTTGGCTTCGGCCCGGGCGGCATCTACGGCGCGGAAATCCTCGAACAAGACAATGCCCTTGGCATTGACATCCCCCGCGGCCGCGGCTTCGCGCATCAAATCGCCGGAATTGCGGATGTCTTCCGCGGTGACACCGCTGCACTGCACCTCCATCGTGCGAATCTTGAAAGCGGTGGCGGCGACAAGATCTTCGAAGTTCCTGTCGCCGCTTTTTTCCAGTTTTGCGGCATCGGCCAGATCCTGGTCGTGATGGCTCCGAGATTCGAAATAGTCGGCGCATACCCGCGCCAGAATCGCTGCGCCGTAGGCGGGGTGCCCCCCGTAATCCTTGGCCTGCAATGCATATTGCGCCGGATCCAACAGATCAAATCGAACGGGAGCTTGAGGGTCGGCAGCCAACTCCTCATTGTTGGATATGAGGATCTGATTCGGGATCGCAGGAGATTGCTGCTGGGAAATCTGTGGCAACACCTCGGCCATTGCTGCAATTCCATCCGACTGGACCGCCAAAGCTGTAAGCGATACGAGAAGGACGCGCAGCAATTTCTTTTTGCCTGTTGCCTTTGAGTCGTAGATCGGCATTTTTTTATCCTTGGATTTTGACGCCAGCCCACTGCTTTCAATGGGCCGGCCGAAGATTCGAACGGGCAAATGCAATTNTTGCTGCAATTCCATCCGACTGGACCGCCAAAGCTGTAAGCGATACGAGAAGGACGCGCAGCAATTTCTTTTTGCCTGTGGCCTTTGAGTCGTAGATTGGCATTTTTTTTCCTTGGATTTTGACGCCAGCCCACTGCTTTCAATGGGCCGGCCGAAGATTCGAACGGGCAAATGCAATTCAAGATTTCACGTCGGCAGCCAGTTCCTTGGCGTAGGCGGACATATCCCTGCCGTCATCGTTGAAGGTAACCAGCTTCTTCTCAGCGGCCGCTTGCGCACGGGCCCTGCTATCCCAGAGTTCGTCACAGAGTGTGGACTGCGTGCGGGTCGAGCAGCCGTTTCTGCGCCATTCGCTCGACCAATACGCCGCATCGTTCAAGGCGCGCGCGATATCGCGGTAATTCTTCTCCATGGCCAGAAATGCGTTATTTACTTTTGTCTTGTCGNGCGCGCGCGATATCGCGGTAATTCTTCTCCATGGCCAGAAATGCGTTATTTACTTTTGTCTTGTCGTCGACGATTTCGTCGTAGTTCGGCTTATCGGTCCTTTTCGCCTTGTCGATGGCATTGTGCGCAGCAGACATTTCGGAATCGGTCTTTTTGAGAGTCGCCTGCGTCGCCCATCCGCAGGCGCTGGCGGCGGCGGCCACGCTCCCGGACTTGACGATTGCCTTGATGTGCGACGCAGCTCCAGGCCCNGCGCTGGCGGCGGCGGCCACGCTCCCGGACTTGACGATTGCCTTGATGTGCGACGCAGCTCCAGGCCCGTCGGCCGGCTTCCACGTGGCTACAACGGCGGCAGCGGTAGAGCCGCAAAGATTAGTGAACACAGCCTTGGTAAAGGCGCCATTGCTTTCTCCGGTTGCCACGGTAATGATGATATTGACCACGCCAACCGCGCTCCAGCCAGCCCAGCCGCGCCAATCGAAATATTCCTTGATCAGATTTGCGGTGGTCCAAATACCGCTCAGGATCTGGCCATTGTCCGGCGTGACAGCATGCGCCGGCCCTGCCAGCAAGCTGCCCGACAATAGCCAGGCACAGGCGATTTTTGAAAGCTTCCTCGGTGATTTNGATTTTTGCTTATTCATGTTTTTATGTCGCGCTTCGTTTTGAGTCGGCGAATTAACCGAAAAGTTCATGCTGGGTTGGCGGATGTGGTGCCCTTGCCGGGCATACTCGTAGGCTAAATCGTATTCCACGACGCGGTAGCACATGGTGACCTGTTTCTGTGCGAGTAGCACCGATCGGTTCGCTTTTTCGAGGGGTGCCGGGACTAGTTACATGGGAGGCGGCTGGCTGAATGCTGCCTTCCAATCGCCTTGTACAATACGCCACTCGCGGCTGGCCACCTTGATTGAAGGCTTTTGTCCAACATTACTGTTATTTCATGTGAGGCAGCAGGCCCGGGAATTGAACCCGGTCTTTCGTGGTTATGGAGCCACGCGGCTTACCAGTTGCCTGCCTGCTGAAAGTGGAAACTCTACGGCAAGATTAGTTGCTAATGCTGACGGAACGGCGCGAGAACACGTCCAGTACGGATGTGGATTCGGGAACAAAGCGGCCGAAGAAATCGGGCCGGGGGCACCACAACGGCGAATTTGACGCCTCGAAAGCGGAAAGCAGCGCCGCGTGGATCATCGACGCGCCATGGGCGCACCTGGTCTGGAGCCGATATGTGCTCGTGCTCGACCGATCTGACCACGCCGGCCCCGAGGCGGGAGGGTGGTTTTCTACATGCCCGGCGCCAGGCATGAATTCGTCCTACAAGCGCTTGACCCTGAGCGGCTCATCCCCAAGGACGCGCCGATCCATGGAAGCGGCTACCGGCCGCTAATCCCGCCAAACAACGCTATCAGTTCAAGCCGACGCGCATGATGCCCGCCGGCGAGACTTCAGGTAATCGTGACGCGATCGTGGCCGAGGAAAGAAGCCTATGCCCTGACGCAGATTTTCGCTCGCTCGGGAATAAGCTGCTCGCCGATGCCTATCCGCTTGCCTACTGAGACTTGCGGCCGAGCCCGCCTATGTGGCAGGGGCGGGCTCGGCCATCCCGGGTGAACCATAGTCGGCCCTGGGGGGTGCAGGGCGGCGGGTACGGGGGGGGTTCCCCGCCATTTATCCGACCAGCGCAGCGTTCTTTCGCAGTTTTTCGCTACGCTCGGCTGCGATCAGCCACCCGGAACTAGATATTATTTTACGGCAGGTGCCCCGGGTCATCGCCGGAGTAGAGGGCTTTAACCGCTCCGCCGCGAAGTCGACCAGCTTCAAGGGGACGGTCATTTCCGGCAAAGGATGGTCGCCCCGACGGCCGAACATAGCATTCGTGCAGATTTCCAGCGCCTGGGCTTCCTTGTAGCGGCCAGAGTCGGCGATTCGCTTTGCATATCCGTGACGACCCGGCTCCTACCAGCGGCGATGTTCGTTCGACCAAGTCAGGTAAATATTATTTTCTACCATGCGTATTTTTCCCCTCAGTTTTTATGGCTAATGCCTCAAGAGCGAGCCTGATGATCCGGGGCAGGCCCCGGAAACGCATAGCGCTGAGATGTGTGAAGCCCTATTCTCAAGGATTTTGCGGCCATCTGAAACCCATTCCGAGAGCGGCTTTGTATCCGCTTGTTGTAATAACTGCCGGATGATAGTTGCCAATCTGATCGAAAGCAATATTGACATAGCGAGCTGTTGTCTCAACCATCGATAGCGCCAAAATGGCCGAATAAAAGGATTACGCGCAAGGGCAAACGCAGACGCGGCGTTGAGCGAAGGAGAATGTTCGAGATGATGTGCTGCTGCCTTTCCGAGGGCTTCGATCTGACCCGCTTCCTCGTCACTTCCGCCGCCCGGTCGGCCCAATATTCTCGGTTCCCGCGTGGAAGAGGATCCCAGCCTTGGGTCGATGGAAGGCAGAATGCGGAATTTACTGCAATGAAAGGGCGAGCATGAGACAGAGTTTGAAAGTCCAGACCAGGGACATTGATCAAGAGATAGGCGCACGCATTCGGGAATTCCGGCTGCTGCGGAGCATGTCCCAGGGAGCGCTTGCCGAAAAGCTCGGGATCACGTTCCAGCAATTGCAAAGATACGAGAAGGGCGCCAACAGGGTCTCGGCTTCGGCGCTGATCCTGATCTGCAAGGAGCTTGGCATCACGCCCAACCATATTCTCGGCGCGTTTTTCGATAATGACGAGGAACCCGAGCTTGTCCATTAACTTATGCATCAGATCGCCATGCGCGACCGCAAGCTCAAGACTATTCAGGCGGCGTTCTCAGATGAGCCTAAAAAGGCCGTCGCGAAGCAGCGTTCGCGTCAGATTGAAGAGGGCCGCCCAATGATCCCGCAATATCGCGTCTTCGCGCTGGCCGTGGCGGTCGCCATCGGCCTACTCATGCTACTGCTCGTCCGAGCCGGCACTGCGGGTTTGCTATAATCGGGCGTCCCCGCTTGATTCACGCCCGAGGAGTTCATGGTAAAGAGGAAACCGCACGATCCGCACCGTTCCCTGCGCGCCGTCGTTGTCGATAATCCATTCTACAGCCGCGCCCATTCAGGGACCGCCGGCAACCCCAAGCAGATCAGCGCGGTAATCAATACCCGCCAGAGCGCGGTCATCATGCTTTACTCGCGTGGCCGCCTCGATCCTGCGCAGCTGGCCGCCGCAAACAAGTTCGGGGCGCTTTGGGAAACCATGGGCGGCAAGGGTGCCGGCGCCATCGACTATGGCAAGGAGCCGGTAGACGGCGGCCAGCGATCCGATCCGATCACTGAACGCCAGCTGATGGCCGCCGATGAATTGCGCCGCGCCCGGCGCCGATTGCGTGATCCTGATCGGTATCAGCTGGTGTGCCGGATATGCGGCGAGGGATATGCCTTGCATGAACTCGGCCGATCGAGGCGCGGCAAGCTGGCCGCCGCCAATGAACTCCGGTCCTGCCTGGACGACCTTGCCGACTTGTGGGGGCTTGCCACCCGCCGGCCCTAAGCCCCATATGCGTCGGGCAAAGAAGGAAGAGTAATATGTACCTGTCTATGGAGTCACAAGCTCCTGCAATTAAAGCGCAAAACTGGATAGGGGGCGAGCCCCTTGCGAACTTCCAGCCCGGCACAGTCTACGTCCTCGAATTTTTTTCCACCACGTGTCCACATTGTGTGGCGCCGATGCTCAATCTGATACAGCTGCAGGAGAAATACAGGGACCGAGGACTGGAGGTCCTTGGCGTGGCTGCAGAAGAACGGGCTGCGACTGCCGATGACGCTCGAGCGCATTTGGACCCGTGGTTGACGGAAAACGTCCCGAAGTTGAACTTCCGGGTCGGGATCGACTGCACAGGCGAAATGGAAAAGCTATGGAAGGAAGCGAGCTTTTCTTTCGGAGTTCCATATTCGTTTGTGGTCGACCGAGACAGCCGCATCGCCTTTATCGGTCATCCGACGGACCTCGATTCCGTCCTGCCGCAGGTGCTTGACGGCACGTGGCGTAGCAGCGATCAAGCAAAAGCCGTCGAAAGGGAGCGGATCGCCGAAGGGCGAGAAGAAGCGCAACTGAACCCGATTCTAGACAAATTCAACGTGGCGATAGAGATGAAGGATTGGATGACAGCGCTCCCGGCGATCGAAGAGGCCATCGCTTTGATGCCAGATGACATCGACCTCCGCACGACTCATGTGGAAACTTTGCTTTACAAAATGCGCGACATGCAGACCGGCCTGACCGTACTGCGGCGATTGGTTCGTGACGCTATCGACAGAAACGACCAAGAGTGGCTGTTGAACGCGTTGGACCAACTCTTCAATCCAGATGAGTATGATTACACGCACTTTCCGTCTGCCGAGCGCCTTGCTATGGGCAAGGAGCTCTCCGAACACATCCTTGCACTGACAGGGCTGAAAGACGAGGTAAAGGCGTCGTATTATCGGGCCGTCGCTCCATACTACTATGAGAGCGGCAATAAAGCTCGCGCGGAGGAATTGCTCGAGCTCGCACTCAAGCTGGCGGACGGACTGCCTCGGGTAAACCCGTCCTGGCTAGAGGGTGTGCTGCAGACCCTCGCCACCTACAAGGGCGAGAAGGTTTGTCACGGAGCTCCTTGTGTGGCTCCGAAGGAGAATGTTCCGAATGGTGCCGCACGGCAGGCGGAGAAGAAGAACCCGGCTTGAGGATGGCTCTAGATGTGAGCTTTCAGGACGTTGAGGGGGTGGACACCCCCTCACTCCGTCGCTGCGGCAAAGTGCTGCCGTTGATCATCACTTGAATGGAGGCGTCGATGTCCCGCGCTTGCCGCGCGGGCAATGGTGGCATTGCAGCAACGTGATTACTAGGAGTCCTTTATAGTCATGCAATTTTCGGCAGCATTGCTGAGCTGACCGGTACTGAGTTTGCCAGCACTTGAGCCGGCCGTGCAGTATCGCGTCTGAACTTCCATTCAAAGCTGAAGTGATGTTCGAACACATGTCCGAGCTGCACCGAATGGTCACCTCGCCCAACCACCGCCCCTTAACGGACCAGTCAAGTTCCTCTTGCCCCGAAACCGAAATGTCGGCGCATTTCTCGTTGCCGGACTCGTGCAAACTTGCTTTGCCGACTTGACAGGATGTGACCGGAATCCATATATAGCAGCTATATCCCCGTCATTGCCACTAGATTTAGGAAGCGCCAGCCCGATCGGCGTTCGATGCGATGCCTCGACTCCGCGCTTTGCAAGCAAACACTTCAACGCTGTCGCCGCTCGTCGGCTATGCCTCCGACGATGCCGACAAGAAGCGGCGAACCTTCCAGCCATGGCGTGCTTGGTACAATACCGCCGCATGGGAGGACCTGCGCCAAGCCGTGTTCCTGCGCGACAATTACACATGCCAGCGCACAGGCGAGCTTTGCACCGCAAAGGCGCCGGCCCCGAATAGTCCCGTCGCGCACCATAGGGCCCCGCATCGAGGAGATCCGAAGCTCTTTTGGGACATCAACAATATCGAAACCGTATCCAAGCGGGTGCACGACGGAGAAATCCAACGCGAAGAACAGGCCATCCCCCACGGCCAATGGGATTGACGACATGCCCTTGCAACTTGCTTTCTCGGTGCTGATCATCGTCGGCGCCCTGATCATCTTCGTGCTCGTCACCGGCATCGCCCCATAGGGACGGAGGGGAAAGGTCGAAAGAAGGCCCCCCTGCTGGCGATGCGCACGCTGTCATCACGCCAGCCTTCTTCGGCTTGCCGTCAAGCAGCCGCTCGCATTGACCTATGGCGACTTTGGCAACGTGGTCTGACAGGCGGCTTGCCGAGCGGTGGGCGCGGAGAGAGGCGATATCTTCGCGCTCGCGGTCGGCAATGGCTGGTTTCTGCCTTACCTTGCGACGAACGTGACAGAAGCGCCCAGAAGCGGACACCAGTCGACCATGAGATCGCAGCCAATTCGGTTCCATGCTGATTGCATTCTTGGAATGAGACGTCCATAGATGGTGAATTAAGGGCGGACATAGTTCGGGGGAAAAATGTCTTTCTTTCCAATCTTTAGCGTAAACAACTATAATGAGATGCTTACCAAGCTCGGCTGGTATACGTTTGGCGGTGCTCTCCTTTGTATTTTCACGTTGAGGCAATTCACGCCGCTCGTGACACAGGTCACCGCCTGTATCGACAGCGTGTTTCCCAAAGAGGCGGCAGACGTTTTGCCTTTCCCCATTTCGCTCGTCAGCGTGTTCATCTTAGCGATTGCCGCTGCGCTCGTTGCTCATGCGATCAAGCTGCATGATAGGCTTTCGAACCTCCTCGGCATTCGCAACGAATTCGACGTGAATTATGTCCTGTATCCACTCGCCATTGCGTCTGGAGCTAATCTGTCGGTCGCGCAGTTCAACAAAGTAAGGCAACTGCGGAAGAGCCTTATGGGGTCGACCTTCTATGCTTATGTTTCAAGCACTAATCCGGTAATCGATAGCCACACGATAACTCAGGCCCTCACAAACTGGTCCTGGTTTTGGGTTTGTCTGGAAGCGATAGCGTTTCTCACCGTTACAGCTATTATCTTGGCGATCTATGGCGCGTGGCCGGCAGCTGCAAGTCTTCTCATCGCATGTATGGTGTTGCTGCTTCTTATGCGGTTTTTCCGATTGCAGAGCGCGACATATGCCGAGAGCCAAGTCGAGCAAGTCCTTCAAGATAGCGCGCGACGTGCCGCCGTGGCAGCGGAATTCAATGCACTATAGTCTGCCCGGCGGCAGGGTTGTGAAATCCGAAAACGCAGCCAAGCCAGCGTCCCAAACCTCGAAATTTCTAACTGCGTTGGTGGCCAATCTGCCATCCGTGAACCGCACACTCGACTATGGCTGCGGAAAACTGAGGTATTGTGATCCTCTGTTGCAAACCACAGAGCTTCTTTCGCTTGTGGATTCAGAGGTGCAAATTTCCCGGAAACAGACCCTTCAGGGAAACCGCACTTCCATACGAGACATTTTCCGGGGCTCAAATCGGATTTCCGTCTTTAGTACGAGCGAATTTGCTGAGAGCCCTGGCCTTTATGACAGGGCATTCTGCATCAACGTTTTATCGGCCATTCCTGTGCCAAGCGAGAGGCGGAGGCTTCTTGCCCAAATACTGCGCAAGCTGAAACCGAGCGCTGGTTGCCTGTTTGTGGTGCAATATAGAAATTCCGATTTCAGTCGCATGGCGAAGTTGCCGACTGCAGAGCCTTGGCACGACGGATTCGTCCTGAAATCGATGCGCGGGTACTCCTTCTACGCATTGATCACCCCAAAAGCGCTTGCTGGAATGGTCGCGCAGGCTGGCTTTCAAGTCGTCAGCCAGCAGCTTCATTTAGGCAGTGTGTATATTTGGGCTAATCGAGCCGATGATCATCAATCTCAAGTGATGGTTCCGTACGACAAGAATGATTTACGGCAGCCGACGGTTCTAGCCACGGCGTGACCCGCCGACGTCCATGGCGGAGCCCCCATCGACCCGGATTGCCCCTGCCAAGACGATGCTGAGCGTGATCGCGCTGTCCATCGTGATCGTGATGAATTCTGGTTGGCGATGGCGACTTCGATCAAGAATCCGCAGGAATTTGTGCCGTAGCGCGAGCAGGTACGGATTCGAAGCTGCCGAAGGGGGGCGGGTGAAAACTTGCCTAGGCACGCGGCTTCGGGGCGGCCCCCGCGCAATTCGGAGATTTTTTTCGCGCGGGGAAAAAAGGGAGAGCCGAAATAGAGGATTTTTAAAGTCCATCATGGAAAACGCCGAAGATTGGGCGGCCTATAAGGTCGAGAGGCGGGCTGTATCGGTCCTTCAGGCTTTTGGCCAGCAGATCGGCGCGACCTCGCCTCTCGGACCGCGCGACCTCCGCGGGCGACAGGGCAGACGATCAGACAATCCGGACAAGCATTCGGCCGGCATATTGCCCGGCGGTGACATGGAGAAGCAGCGGGCTATCGTTGGCGACCGCATTGCGGATGACTTCGGCGGCGATGAACTCGACTTCATCAATGCAGCCGTAGCTGGCTTTCTCGTCCAACCAGAGGCTGAAAGGCATGGTCTCGGGATTGCATTCCAAGGCATGGACGAGGACGGGCTTTTCGCCCGCGTCCAGATTGGCATTGTGCATCAGGTAGACGCCATAATCGCAGCGCAGCCAAAAGCCCGGCTCGGGAGCATCCTGGTGCCAAAGGGCGCGCTGCCCCTTCGGCCAGCTTGCCTCGGCGGATTTGAGCAGGTCGCGCAATTGCGCGACTGGGAAAGTCAGTAGCATTGTTGGGTGCTCCATTCATAGCATGCGGAAAGCATGCCTGCGCTGCTCGCGCATCCGATTTCTTGCCCGACCTCGGCTGGTGTGCAAATTGTGGGGGGCGCATGATTGCCGACGATAACCATACCGTCGGGTAAAATCATAGCGGTCATCCGGCCTCTCCGGTCGCGCCGGTTTTACTCGGCCCGTGCCGGGTTGCGCTGCGCCTCAAGGGCGGTGACCGCGAAGTTCCGGTATTTGTTCGTCGCCTTCGGCGAGGAGGCGGATTGATCGGGAAGGCCTTTAAAGCCTTGATGTCACCCTTTTCGCCCCGGCCGAGGAAAAGCGATGCGGTGAACTTGACCGCGTAGGCTTCCGGCGAGGTCCAGGTCGGGGTGGTCTTTTAGTTACTTCCTCGGTTTTTGCCCGCCCCCTATTGGCGCGTAGTCAGAGACCGAAGTCGGAAGGTACCACCAAGTGTTTGTTGTTGCAGTAAAAACGGTAAGGTATGAACAAGCGAAAACGAACCGGCCGGCCCCCGCATGAGCCGAGCGAAAAAGACCGGAAAATGGTCGAGGTCCTATCGGGCTTCGCGGTGCCGACGAAGCATATAGCCGAGGTCGTGGGGATCACTCAGGCCACGCTATTCAAGCACTATCGGGACCAGCTGCGGCGCGGCGGCGCGCTCGTTCAGGCCAAGCTGGTCGCCAATCTCCTGCGGATCGCCAGCGGCAGCGATGGCACGGCGTTGAAGGCAATCACCTTCGCGCTGCAATGCCGCTTCGGCTGGTCGCAATATGTCCCGCGCCCCGATGGTGAGCGCGATCGGCCGCCGGGCAAGAAGGAAATTCAGCAGCGCGAGGCCGAAACCGCACATACCGAATCCGATTGGGGCCGGCTGTTGAATTGACCGGCTGGAACTTCGCCTGCCCGGATTGGGAGCAACGGCTCCTTGCCGGTAAATCGCTGATCCCGGATTTGCCCCTGGACGAGGCCGAGGCCGCCCGCGCCGTCGATATCTTCAACAAGCTCCGCTTGCCCGATGTGCCCGGCCAGCCGCTCCTTCGCGATGCGGCCGGCGAATGGCAACGCGATATCGTCCGCGCCATCTTCGGCTCAATGGTCGGCGACACGCGCATGGTGCAGGAGCTTTTCTGCATGGTGCCGAAAAAGAACAACAAGACGACCGGCGGCGCCGGGGTCTCGTTGACCGCCTTGCTGATGAATTCCCGGCCTCATGCCGAATTCATCTATGTGGGGCCGACGCATGAGGTCTCCGACCAAGCCTTTCAACAGGCGGTCGGGATGATCGAGGCCGACGACTATCTAAGCAAGCGGTTCCATATCGCGCACCATACGAAGACGATTTTGGACCGGCGCAACAAAGCCCGGCTCAAGGTCAAGACCTTCGACATGAAGGTCGTCACCGGCTCCAAGCCGGTGTTCGTGTTGCTGGACGAACTGCACCTTATGTCGTCCATGGCCGCCGCCGCCCGGATCATCGTCCAGATTCGCAACGGCATGCCGGCGCCGGAATCGGTGCTGGTCATGATCACCACGCAATCGGACGAGCCGCCGGCCGGTGCCTTCAAGACCGAACTCCGCTATGCGCGCGGCGTCCGGGACGGCCGGATCAAAGAAAGCCGTATGCTGCCGATCCTCTATGAATTCCCGGAGGAGGTGCAGCGCAGCGGCGTGTGGCGTGATCCGGCGGTCTGGCCGCTGGTCAATCCGAACCTCGGTCGTTCGATCACGCTGGAAAAGCTGAAATCGAGCTATCAGGCGGCAGTCGAAAAGGGCGACGAGGATCTGCGCCTGTGGGCGTCGCAAAGGCTGAACGTCGAAATCGGCGTGGCGCTACACGACGACCGCTGGCTCGGCGCCGACTATTGGGAAAGCGCGGCCGATCCTTCCATCACGCTCGACTCGCTGATAGGCGGGTCCGATGCCATCGTTTTCGGCATCGATGGCGGCGGGTTGGACGATCTATTCGGGCTGGCGGCGATCGGCCGTTGCAAGCGCAATCGCAGTGAATGGCGGCTCTGGTCGCATGCCTGGGCGCATAAGGATGTGCTCTCGCGGCGAAAGGAAATCGCCGACCGGCTGCACGATTTCGAGCGCGACGGCGATCTGACAATTTGCGAGACGCCGACGCAGGATTTCGAGGAAGTCGCCGACATCATCGCCCGCGTCCGGGATACCGGGCTGTTGCCCGAAAAGGCCGGCGTCGGCCTCGATCCGGTCGGCGTCGCCAACATGGTCGATGCGCTGGCGGTGCGCGGCATCACTGGCGATCAGGTCGTTGCGATCCCGCAGGGCTACCGCCTTTCGGGCGTCATCCAAGGCACAGAGCGCAAATTGAAGGACGGCACGCTTTGGCACGCTGGCGCGCCGCTCATGGCGTGGTGCGTCGGCAATGCAAAGGTCGAACAAAGAGGCAATGCGGTGCTGATTACCAAGCAGGTCGCCGGCAAGGCGAAAATTGACCCGCTCGTCGCCGCCTTTGATGCGGCAATGCTGATGAGCAAGAACCCCGAGGCGGTCGGGGCGGGCATGGATAGCTATTTCCGCAGCCTCGCGGGGGCAGCGGCGTGAGCCTCCTCCGCAAAATGGCAACGTTCTTCCGGCGGCTGTCCTTGCGCAGCCCGGACGGCTGGTATTCCGATGGCCAGCGCTCGGACGCGGGCGAGGCGATCACCGATCAGAACGTGCTGGCGATTTCGGCCGTATGGGCCTGCGTCAATCTACTGGCGGGCACCATCGCCTCGCTGCCGCTCATGGTCTACCGGACCAATAGCCGGGGCGAGCGCACGCTGGCGCGCGATCATCCGTTGTTTCGCATCCTGCATGACAGCCCGAATTACGACCAGACGGCCACCGACTTTTGGGAATTCTCCTCGGCCTCTATCGAGCTTTGGGGCAATTCCTACGCGGCGATCGAAAGGAATGGCGGCGGCCGGGTCGCGGCGCTTACGCCCCTGCGCCCGGATAGCGTCAGCGTCCGCCGGCTCGAGAATGGAAATCTCGAATACCGCTGGACCATGGACGGCGAGACCCATGTCGGCAGCGACCGCGCCATTCTTCATATTCGCGGCTTTGGCGGCGATCCCCTCGGCGGCATGTCCACCTTGCATTTCGGCCGGCATGCTTTCGGCCTTGCCCGAGCGATCGATCGGGCGGCGGCCGGGACATTCAGCAACGGCATGATTGCGCAAACGGCGCTGACATTCGAGCGGTGGCTTACCGACGAGCAGCGCAATCTGGCCGAAACCAAGCTCTCGGAGAAATATATCGGCGCCAAGAATAGCGGGCGGCCGATCATCCTTGAGGGCGGGACGAAAATCGATGTGCTTTCGATCAAGCCCGAGGACGCGCAGATGCTCGAATCGCGCGGCTTTTCGGTCGAGGAGGTTTGCCGTTTCTTCGGCGTCCCGCCCTTCATGGTCGGGCACACGCAAAAGGTGACCAGCTTCGGCTCGGGCCTTGAGCAGCAGGTTTTGGGCTTCCAGAAATTCACGCTTCGCCGCCGCCTAAAGCGGATCGAGCAGGCTTTGGAAAAGCAGCTGCTTACGTCGGCCGAGCGGGCCGCCGGGCTCACCATTGAATTCAATCTGGAAGGATTGCTGCGCGGCGATAGCACGGCGCGGGCGGCCTTCTATCAGTCGGCGCTGGCCAACGGCTGGATGACGATCAACGAGGTCCGGGAAAAGGAAAACCTGCCTCGCGTCGAGGGCGGCGATGTGCCGCGCATGCAGATGCAGAACGTGCCGATCACCGAGGCGGGCAAGCAACAGGAGGCATTGCCGGCGCCGGCCGAAAATCAGGAGCCGGAACCATGAAAACCAAAGATTTCACCCTCCAAGTCAAGGAGCTGACCGAGGACGGCACCTTCGAAGGCTACGGCTCAATTTTCCGCAATGTGGATGCCTACGGCGAAAAGGTCGTTCCAGGCGCCTTTGTGGAGAGCCTCGCCAAGCACCGCCGCGAGGGCACCAACGTCCTGATGCTCTGGCAGCACGATCCCGACAATCCGATCGGCGTTTGGGAGGATTTGGCCGAAGATGCCAAGGGCCTTTACGGCAAAGGCCGGCTGATCCTCGAAATCCAGAAGGCCCGTGAGGTCCGCGCGCTGATGCTGCAAAAGGCGATCGGCGGGCTTTCCATCGGATATCGCGAAATCGAGACAGAGCCGGATGGCAATGTCCGCCTCCTGAAAAAGCTGGAGCTTTACGAGATTTCCCCGGTCGCATTCCCGGCCAATCGCCGGGCGCGGATCGAGGCCGTCAAATTCGGAGAGTTAGAGGCATTGGCGCGGCGCGGCGAGCGCCTCCAAGAACTGGCGCGGTGCTTCCGCGACGGCGAGCCGATGCCGGCAAAGGAATTCGAGGAAATCCTGCGGGATGCAGGCTTCCCGAAAAGCGCAGCTCTACAGATCGCCTCTGTCGGCTATGCGAAGGCCATTCGGAGTGAGTCCGAGGGCAGCAAGGCGAACGAGCAGGCCGCGTTTCTTCAAGCCCTTTTGCGCGGCTGAATTTTCCCCTCACTGCGAAAGGACTCCGCTATGCCGGACCCTGTAGAAAAGACCGCCGAGCAGCTGGCTCTGGAGGTCAAAGCCGAATTCGACAAGACCATGAATCAGGTCAAGGAGATTGCCGAAAAGGCACTCGCCGAGGCCGCTAAGGGCGTCGGCATGACCGACGATTTGAAGGAAAAGGCCGACGAGTCTCTCCTGAAAATGAACGCCCTGACAGAGCAGGTCGCCGACATTGAGCAAAAGCTCGCACGCGGCGGCGGCACCAAGACGACCCCTGAAAAGACCATCGGCGAGCAGTTCGTAGAGGACCAGGGCGTTAAGGACTGGGCGCAGTCCAGCCCGAGCAAGGGCAAGGCCGACGTTCGCTTTAAGGCGACGATCACCTCCGCGACGACCGACACGGCGGGCGCCGCCGGGGCGGCTGTCGAGACCACCCGCCTGCCGGGCATCCTTGCCCTNGGCGGCTGTCGAGCCCCCCCGCCTGCCGGGCATCCTTGCCCTGCCGCAGCGGCGATTGACGGTTCGTGACCTGATTTCGCCGGGCCGCATGGACGGCAATGCGCTGGAATACGTCCGTGAAACGGGCTTCACCAATTCGGCGGCCCCCGTCGCGGAAACGGCGGCCAAGCCGGAGTCGGACCTGAAATTCGATCTGGTCACGACCTCGGCGAAGGTCATTGCCCACTGGATGAAGGCGAGCCGTCAGATTCTTGACGACTTCTCGCAGCTTCGTTCGATCATCGACCAGCGCCTCCTGTATGGCCTCGCCTATGTCGAGGAGGGCCAGCTGTTGAACGGCGATGGCACCGGCCAAAACCTGCATGGGATCATCCCGCAGGCTACCGCCTATGCCGCCGCGTTCACGCCCGATGCGCCAACCGCGATCGATACGCTGCGGCTCGCTCAATTGCAGGCGGCGTTGGCCGAATACCCGGCCACCGGCCATGTCATGCACCCGACCGATTGGGCGCGCATCGAGTTGGAAAAGGACACGACCGGCCGGTACATCATCGGCAATCCGCAGGGGATGATCGGCCCGACTCTTTGGGGCCTCCCGGTCGTCGCCACGCAGGCAATCGCGGTTGACAAGTTCCTGACCGGCGCGTTCCGGCTCGGGGCACAGCTTTTCGATCGCTGGGACGCTCGCGTCGAGGCTGGATTCGTCAATGACGACTTCATCAAAAACCTCGTCACGATCCTCGCCGAGGAACGCCTCGCGCTGGCCGTCTATCGGCCGGAAGCGTTCATTTACGGCGACCTTGGCTATGTAGCCTGATCGATCAGGGGGCGGCCTTTCGGGGCCGCCCTTTTCCTTGTCTTGAAAGGGAGCAACCACCATGGCCGAGTTCACCGTGAAGCGGCAGCATCTTGGCGACCGTATGTATTTGCCGGGCGATACCCGCCAAGCGGCAGAAAGCGAGGTCGCTCATCTGATCAGGAACGGCGTCCTGCAAAAAGCAAAAGCGCCGAAGCCGGAAAAGGGAAAAGCTGAACCCGGCCCCCCGGCAAACAAGGCCGAAGGCGCCGCCCCGAAGAATAAGGGTGCATGAGCATGCTCATTCCAAAGCATCGCCCGGTTCGCGTCACCGCGCCGGCCGGGCCGCCCGTCAGTCTCGCCGATGTCAAGAAAGCCCTCCATGTCGAGCACAACGAGGACGACGGCCGGCTTCAAGATGAAATTGCGGCAGCCGTTGCACATTATGAAGGGCCTGATGGCATCCTCGGCGGCGTTATCCTTTCCGAGCAAACATGGCGGCAGGATTTCGATCGGGTCGAGCAGAAATTGCTTCTGCCGCTGCGCCCGGTCGGCGATATCGTCACCGTGACTTGGAAGGATGAGGACGGCGCGGAGTCGACCATCGGCGACACCAGTTATGCGCTCCTAACCGACGCCGCCGGCCGGTCTTATCTCCGCTTCCACGACTCCTATGAATTGCCGAACTATCTTTATGAGGTCGCGGGAGCGTCGATCGAATTCGCTACCGGCTATGAGACCGTCCCGGCCGACATCAAGACTGCCATCATTGTCCGCGTGCAATTGCAATATGACGAGGTGGCCTCGGCGAATGGCCAGAACCTTGAGCGGGTCGAGGCGAATCTGATCCGCAAATATCGCCGACCGGGGATCGCATGATGGCTATCGCGGCCGGCGATCTGCGCGAAAAAATCACCATCGAGCGCGCCAGCTATATCAACAATGAATTCAACGAGCCGGTTGAGACGTGGGCGCCCTATATCAGCCGCCGCGCCGGGCGCGAGGATTCCGGGTCGGGCGAGAAAGAGGCGGCCGGGCAAGTCGGCGCCTTTCTGATGGCGCGCTTTGCGATCCGCCGCGACGCGCTTGTCGATGGCATCAAGCCCACCGATCGCATCGCCTATGACGGCGCGCATTGGAACATCAAAGAGATGAAGCAACTCCGCGACAATACGCGCTTCCTCGAAATCACCGCCGTAAAGGATTTGGGTTGATGGCTGGCGTTCGGGTCTCGATCGAAGGGTTGAAGCAGCTGGACCAAGCCCTGGCCGAATTGCCGAAAGCCACCGGCAAGGCGGTTCTGCGCCGAACGCTGATTAAGGCCGGCGAGCCGCTGGCCGATGATATGCGCGCCAAGGCGCCCGACGATCCGCAAACCGGCGGCAACGATCTGCGAAGCTCCATAGGCGTCGGAACAAAGCTGTCCAAGCGGCAGGCGAAACTGCATCGCAAGGCATACAAGAACGATAAGGCGAGCGCCGAGGTTTTCGTCGGCGCCGGGCCGGTACCGCACGCGCATCTGCAAGAATTTGGCACCTCCCGCCATGGACCGCAGCCCTTCGCACGCCCCGCTTGGGATGCCGGAAAAAATCAGGTCCTCGATACCATCAAGGACGAACTCGCCGTCCAGATCACCAAGGCGGCGCAGCGGCTTGCACGCAAGGCGGCAAGGCTGGCGGCAAAGGGCTAAATCCGAAATGGAAGAAGCGATTACGGCGCTCCTGTCCGGCGTGGCAGGCGGGCGGCGGTTCTGGACGCGCGCGCCCCAAAAGCAGGCGGACGGCTCGCCCATGCCGCGCCCCTATGTCGTGCTGTTCCGCATCGATGGCGTGCCCTCCTACCATTATCGGGGCCGCGACCTGATCTCATCGCGCATTCAGGCGAATTGCTACAGCGACACTTTCACGTCCGCCAAGCAGACGGCCCGCGCCCTGATCGCCGCCGTCGAGGGCCATAGCGCCGGGATCATTCAGGGAATCTTCATCGAGGACGCCGGCCGCGATGTGACCGCCTCCGACCCCGGCGAGGTCACGCCGCTGTTCGCGATCGCCGTGGAATTCACGGTCATCCACTCCGCCTAAACCACCCCAAGGAGCGTCGTCATGGCTACTGCCGCTGCAATCGGCTGGTCCACCACCTATGAGATTTGGGATGCCAGCCTTACCACTCCCGCCTTTGCTATGGTCGCGGAGGTCAATTCCGTCACGCCCGGCGCCGCCGAGGTCGACCGGATCGACGCCACGCATATGCAAAGCCCGAACCGGCGCCGCGAATATATCGCCGGCCTGATCGACAACGGCGAGGCATCTTTCGAGATGAATTTCGTACCCGGCAGCGCGAGCGACGTGCTGATCCGGGGCCTCCTCGATAGCGGCGCCTCGGTCCAGCACCGCATCACTTTCCCGAATGGCCACCGCGTCACCTATAACGCGGTCATCACCGGCTACGAGAAAGAAATCCCGGTCGATGACAAGATGACCGCGACCGTGACCGTGGCGGTATCCGGGGCCGAAACTTGGGATGAGGCGGCACCCTGATGGCTAATCCACACCGTGGCTCCGTCGCGTTCAACGTCGGCGACCGGGCCTATACCCTATCGTTCTCGATCAACGCGATTTGCGAGCTTGAGGAGCTTCTCGGCCAGCCGGTCCCGCAGATCGCCGCCACCCTGAACAAGCCCGAGGAAATCCGCATGACGACCGTCCGCGCGCTGATCTGGGCGGCGCTGCGCGACTATCACGAGGAAGTCGACCTGAAAGAGGCCGGCGCCATCGCCAGCGAGGCCGGCATGCCGGCTGTCATGGAGGCGATCGGCCGCGCCTTTCAGCTTGCGTTCCCGGAGGCGGCCGACAACGCAAACCCTCGGAAAGCCCCGGCGCGCAAACCGGGGCGGGCGGCCTGAATCCGGTCGATCTGTTGCGGACATGGGTCGAAAGCGGTCAGGACCCAGCGCGGTTCTGGCGGCTTACCGTCCGTGAAATCACCATCGTCCTTGAGGGCTGCGCCAATCGCCTGAAACGCCAGCACAACGAGCGGGCGTGGCTGGCTTGGCATATCGAGGCGCTCGCCCGCCAGACGCGACTCCCGAAATTGAAAACGCTTCTCCACGGCGCGCCCGGCAAGCGCCGCATGTCGCCCGAGGAAATCGAGGCGGTGGCGCGCACGTGGCTCGCCTCAAGGCAGAGGAAAAATCATGACATCAGCGGTCATCGGCGCCCTCCGGGTTAATCTCGGACTCGATAGCGCCGCCTTTCAGGATGGATTGAAAAAGGCGCAATCCGGGCTATCGCGCTTCGGCTCGATGGCAAAGACCGGGCTTATGGCTGGGGCCGCCGCTGCCGCCGCCGGCTTGGCCGCTTTCGGCGTCTCGGTAAAGGGCGCGATCGACGCCGCCGACGACATGTCGAAAATGGCTCAGAAGATCGGCATTCCGATCGAGGAGCTTTCGCGGCTGAAATATGTCGCCGATCTGTCCGGCGTCTCGATGCAGACGCTTGCCACCGGGGTCCGCAAGCTCTCCGTCAATATGACCGACGCGCTGGCCAAGCCCACCAGCGAGGTCGCGGCGGCCTTCCAGAAGCTCGGCATTGAATTGACCAACGCTGATGGCTCGATGCGGTCGTCGCAAGATATCCTCGTCCAGCTGTCCGACAAATTCGCGGCCATGCCTGATGGCGCGGAGAAAACCGCGCTGGCGATGAAGCTCCTCGGCAAATCTGGCGCCGAAATGATCCCGCTGCTGAATGGCGGTTCGGAGGCTTTGCGCCAGATGATGGCCGAGGCCGATTCCTTCGGTCAGGTTTTCACGAAGGAAATGGGCGCCAACGCGGAGGCCTTCAATGACAATATCTCGCGGCTGACGGGCGTCGTCGGTAATCTCGCGGCGCGGGTGGCGACGCAACTCCTGCCGCATATGGTCGCCTTCTCCGAATGGCTCGTCCAGAACGCCCCGGCAATCGCCAACTTCGCAGTCAAGATGGTGGAATTCGGCGCGGGCGTCGCCGAACTCGGGATGGCGATCGGAAAGCTCGGGCAGGACATTACTGCGCTGGTGACGGGAGCGTGGGCGGAATTCGAGGCGGCGTGGAACCGCATCATCGAGAGGCGCAACCAGCTTGTCGCCGCAATGCAGTCGTTCGGGCAGGAGGTCATTGCGGCCTTTATGGCGCTGCCCGCGCGCATGGCGGAAGTCGGCGGGCAGATCATTGATGGGCTCTGGAATGCCATCAAAGCACGGTGGGAGGTGGTCAAGGCCGGCCTCGCCGCGTTCGGGCACGAAATCGTCGCCGCCTTCAAAGCGATCCCCGGTCAAATGGCCGCGCTCGGCACAGATATTATTGATGGCCTCTATAACGGCATTCAGCAAAGGTGGAACGCCGTCAAAGGCGGCCTTTCCTCGATCGGCCACGGCGTCATCAATTTCATCAAAAACCCGCTCCAGACGCACTCGCCGTCGCGCGTCATGCATGAAATCGGCGGCTACGTCATTCAGGGCCTCGCCAACGGCATCATGGCCAACCAGCCGATGGCGATCACCGCCGCGCAAGAATCCGCCGGGGCGATAACCGGCGCCTTCAATGGCGTGCAGCAGATCGGCGGCACGATTTCCGGGATGCTTACCAGCGCGTTCCAGGGCCTTATAGACGGCTCCAAGAAGCTCAAGGACGTTCTGAAAGACCTTCTCGGCCAGCTGGCGCAAATGCTGATGAACCAAGCGTTCCAAACGCTGTTCGGCGGCGGCGGTGGTGGGAGCGATCCATGGGCCGGCCTCCGCTCCGTAGGCGGCGGCGGTGGCGGTGGAATCTTTGGCTTGATCGGCAGTCTGTTCGGCTTTGCCAATGGCGGCTCGTTCAAAGTCGGCGGGGCCGGCGGGGCTGATAGCCAGATTGTTGCCTTCCGCGCCTCGCCGAATGAGCGCGTTAGCGTCACCAAGCCGGGACAGGAGACGCGGCACGGTGCCCCGGTCGCGGTACAGGTCGGCGTGACCGTCGATGGTGACGGCAGAATTCGCGCCTATGTGACCGACATGGGGTCCAAGGCGGCGCAGACCGGCGCGGCAATGGCTGTGCGGCAAGTCAAGTCCAGCATGCCGCAGCTGATCGCTAACGCGCAATCGCGGGCCATGTGATCATGACGCTGCGATGGCCGCTCGATATCTTGCCGCCGCGCGAGATTGTTGCCGATATCGCCCCGCGATCCATGGCCGCGCCGGCCGCCGTGTCCGGGGTCCAGCAAGTCGTCGCGTCCGACGCCGGCCTCTGGAAAGTCGCCTTCGGCGGCATCCCGGTTGTCAATGGCAATGCGGTGCTGACGTGGCGGGCGATCGCCGCCACGCTTGAGGGCCGTATCCAGCCGATCCTCGTCCCGCTTTCGCACTGGTATCAGCCCGAGCCGCCCAATGCCGAGGCGCTCGGCCTGTGGAACCCGGTGGCGCATTCCGACAACACCCGCTTTACCGATGGCACCGGCTATCAGGGCTCGGTCAATGACGTGCGCCTTCTTTCGGCCGTCGCATCGCGGGCGGTCTCGGCGACGTTCAATGTCTATGCGGCCGGCGCCAAGATGCAGCCCGGCCAAATCTTCTCCCTCGGCGAGCGGCTTTATCGGCTGCGCACCGTCACTTGGACATCGGCCACCGTCGCGGCGGTGACATTCCGGCCGCCGGCCCGCGAGACCACCGTCGCCGGCCAGCGGGTGGAGCTTGATGATCCAGTGTGCCGGATGCGCCTTGCCTCCGATGCCGAAATGGACCTGCCGCTGGATTATGGCCGCTGGTCCTTCCCCACCGTTAATTTCATCGAGGATGTTTGATGTCGTCGTTTTTCAGCGCCGACCAGATCGAGGCAATGAGCGGCAGCGTCGTGCGCTGCGACTTGCTGGTCGAGATGGCGTTCCGATCGGAAACGATTCGCGTCTGGAATGGCAATACCGAGCTTATGGCCGGCGGCAGGAAATGGCTCCCGATGTATGGCTATGGCATCGTGGACGGCCTTTCCATGCCAACATCGGCCGTCTCCGAATCCATCACGCTACAGCTGAACGGCCTGCCAAATCAGGCGGCCGATTTCCTGAAAGTCGCGATTGATGAAACGCCCGAGGTCGATCAGCAGACCGTCACTGTTTTTATCCAGCTATTCAACGAGAATTGGCAACCGTTCGGGCTCCCGGCGCCGATCTGGTGGGGCTACATGCAGCCGCCCCGCATTTCCCGGACCCAAGTCCGCGACCTTGAAGGCGCGGTTCAGACAATCACGTTGACGGCCGAGAATGCGTTCTTCGGCCGCTCGCGCCCGCCCTTCGGCCGCTACACGGATCGCGACCAGCAGAACCGCTCGCCTGGCGACCGCTTTTTCCAGTTCACGGCCAGCCTCGTCTACAAATCATTCCGCTACCCGGATTACTGATGACGGTTGATGAATTCCTCGCGGCCGAGCTTTCCCGGCCGTTTTCATGGGGCAAGAGCGATTGCGCCGCCATGGCCGATCGCTGGGTCCAAGCCGTCGCCGGCTTTTCCCCTATGGACCTTTTCGGCCGCCGCCATCGCGACGAGGCCGAGGCGCTGGAATGGCTGCGCGAGCCCGGCAGCATCGCCGTGGCGGTCAATCGCGTGATGCGCGCCGCCGGCTTCAAGAAAACCGCCGAGCCAAGGATTGGCGACGTGGGGCTTGTCTTCCATGAGGGCCGGCTTTGCGTCGCGATCCTCGCCGGATCGGTATGGATTTGCCGCGATGAGGGCGGCCTGATCGGCGTCCCGCCGGCCGCGCTTTGGAAGGCGTGGAGGATCGAGTGCCTGCGGCGGTAGTGGGCATCATTGGGGCGATCGGCGCCGCCGTATCCGGGATCGCCTCCACCGTCGCCGGATTGTTCGGGGCGATCGGCTCCACCGCGATCGGCACCGCCTTGCTGAAACTCGGTCTGTCCATCGGCCTGTCCTATCTGGTCAGCGCCTTTAACAGGCCGAAGCAACCGAAGCCCGAGGACGTGCAGCAATCGTTCCGGCAAGCGACTGCACCAAGGGTCCGCCATTACGGCCGGGCGAAAGCCTCCGGGACATGGGTCTTTGCCGAGGCCATGGGCGGCCATTTCTACAAGGTGATTGCGATCGGGCAGGGGCCGATTGATGCGATCGAGGAATATTGGATTGATGACAAGCAGGTCACGCCCGATGCCGTGACCGGCAAGACCGGGACCAATGTTCGGCTCCGCGCGCGCCTCGGCAAAACCACCGAGACTTATTACGACGAGCTTGCCGCCGTCTTCCCGGATAGCTGGACGGCCGAGCATCGCGGCGACGGCGTGGCGTCGGTTTTCGTGACGCAATACGCGGTCGAGCAGAAAAACTACCTGCGCAATTTCCCGAACGGCATCAACACCACCGTCCGCCTCGTCTTCCGGGGCGCCAAGGTCAAAAATCCGATTACCGGCGCGACCGCATGGAGCGACAACGCCGCTGCGGTGATCCGGGATTACATGACGCATCAGGATGGCATGCGCCTCCCGGAGAAATTCGTCGCCACCGCCAAGGCCCACGCGGGCTGGCGCACGGCTTTTACGCGGGCGGCGGAAACGGTCCCGCTCAAGGGCGGATTGTCCGAGCCGCGCTATCGCCTTTGGGGCTCCTACCAAATGGACGAGCGGCCGGCCGACGTGCTGAGCCGCATGCTGGCCGCCTGCGATGGCCGGTTGGTGCCGACTGCTGATGGCGGGCTGACGCTGGATATCGGAACGTGGGCCGAGCCGGCGGTGGTCCTCGATAACGACTCAATCACCGGCTTTTCCGAGCTTGGCCGTGGCCGCGATATCCTGACGACCGCAAACACCGTCCGCGCCACGTTTCTTGATCCGTCGCAGGATTATCAGGCGGCCGACGCCGATCCGTGGGTCGATGCCGAGGACGTATCCCTTCGGGGCGAGATCGAGCAGGACATTCAGCTGAATATGGCGCCAAGCCACAGCCAAGCGCGGCGGCTGATGAAATTGGCGGCGTGGCGGGCGAATCCCGCATGGATTGCCACCTTCCAATGTAACCTGCGCGGCCTCGCCGCCTTCGGCGAACGCTTCGTCCGGATCGATTATCCGTTGCTCGGCATCAACTCCGTCTTCGAAGTGGACGATTTCCGCTTTGTCATCGATGAGGGCGGGCTTCTGGTCGGCGTCACCATTCAGGTGCACTCGATGCCGGCCACCGCCTATTCATGGGACCCGGATCAGGAACAGGGCGACGCGCCGGTATCTGAGAATTCCGAGACCGACGACGAAATCCCGGTGCCCGACCCGCCGACAGTGACCTTCGTCGGCATGGCCGCCGAGCTTTCCTTTGAGCCGTCGCCGTCGCCGATCCTCAATATTGAGGCGCGCTGGAAGCGGACAAACCAGAGCACGTGGACGGAGTCCGGCGTGCTGGCCAATGCCGCGTCCACCTTCACGACCCCGGCGCTAACAGAGAACGTCGAATATGAATTCCAGCTTCGCTATGTGACCGAGCGCGGATTGGAGGGCAATTGGTCGGTGAGTGCGCTCGGCACGCCAAGCGGCGATCCGGCGGCGCTCGACTCCTTTACAGCTGTCGGCGGGTTGGGCCGTGCCACGCTCAATTTCGATACGGCGACCGTGGATGGCAATCTCAACACCATCGCCATCTACCGCGTCCCGTTTGGCCAAGCGCTGAACAAGACGACGCATTTCCTTACCCGGATATCCGCCGCGCCGAACGACACGATAGCGCTGACCGATGGCGACGCGACGCCCGTCAATCTGCTCACCAATCCGGGATTTTCGAGCGACGTGGGCTGGACGACGACCGCCGGGTGGGCAATCGCCAACGGCAAGGCAAGCCATGCGCTCGGCGTCTATGGCGGCATTTCTCAGGCGGTCACGCTGGCGGCGGGCACTGTCTATCGCATCGCCTATACGCTCCTCGATTACGACGCCGGGGCGCTCCAAACGCGCCTGACCGGCGGCACCCCCGTTGATGGCGAGTGGATTTGGGGCAATGAGCGGAAATTGCTCAAGCTGACCGCCGCCAGCGGAAACACTGCATTCCAGGTGGACGCATCCACCGACTGCGGCGCCTCAATCGATGACGCCGTGATCTTCGCGGAAACAGGCACCTGCGCGCCGCAGGGCGTGTGGAATTACTACGCGATCCCGGAAAGCGCGGCGCTTGTCGAGGGGCCGGCATCCGGCCCGATCACCGCGACAATCATCTGACAAGGGAGAAAACGAATGGCTACGGCAAATGAAATCTGGCGCGATTTCAATGTGGACGGCGTTCCGTCTTCCGGCCCCTATGATCCCGAAAAATCGCAAATCCGGCAATGGGGCATGGAACGGGTTGGGTCTACCGCCGTCTCCACGATCGTCAAGCTGACGCAGGCGCAATACAATGCGCTCGGCACCAAGGACGCCAACACGCTCTACATCATCGTCGGCTAGGCCACCCCATGTATGTCGGAACCGGCAAGGTCGCCGCCCTTCGCGTGGGCAGCGACCTGATCAGCCGTGCCTATCTCGGCGACGAGATCGCCTTTCCGCCCGGCTCCTATCCGCTCGGGTCCCTTTCGACCTTGGCGTGGTGGAGCGCCGACGATGCCTCGTCGCTGACGCTTGTCGGCGGCAAGGTTTCGCAATGGCGCGACCAGATCGCCGGCTATGCCATGGCGCAAGGCACCGACGCGCGCCGGCCGGTCTATTCGGCCACCAGCTTTGCCGCCTCGCCGGGTGTGCAATTCTCCTCGGCCGACCAGACCTATCTGTCGATGAGCACTTCGCCATGGCCGATCGAGGGCGACGAGGGCGCGGTGCTGATCGTCTGCGACCAGCTTTCGCCGGCCAGCGCGACCGTGCCAAAGACTCTCTTTTCCTATGGCAACACCGCTTTCACGCAACGCAAGGTCCAGCGCCTTGTCGTCGCGGGCGTCAATCGCGCGGCGGCGGATATCGGCAACACCTTTTCGACTTATCCGATCTATGAAGGCACTCAGAACTTTTCCGGCATCCATGCCGTCACCGCCTTTTTCGGCGATGTGAATACGACCGTCGCGATCGAGGACGAATTTGCCGGCGTCAACACGCTGGCTTTGCGCACCGAGGCCGGGCGGACCCGGATCGGCGCCGATGCATTGGCGGCGCCTACCGAATATTGCGACTGCATTATTCGGGATGTCGTCATCGTCGATACCACCACCATGAAGCCCGGCGAGTTCGACCGCTTCGTTGATTGGGCGATAGGCAGGAGGACTCCCGCGTGATCAACCTCGGCAGTGCTGAGATCGGCGATCTCCGGGTGGGCGCCAGTCAGGTCGCCCGCGTCTATCTTGGCGAAGACATCATCTGGCACCCGAACTTCGACTCGCTGCCTGCCGCGATCTACTTCTCGGCCGCCGGCAATGATGATACCGGCGCCGGGACGCAGGCCAGCCCTTTTAAGACGCTCAAGATGGCAAACGCCGTCGCGAGGGCCGGCAAGACGCTCTATTTCCGGGGCGGCGATACCTTCACCGGAACGCTGTTTGCTCTGCCCGCCTGCGTCTATAATTCCTATGGCACCGGCAAGGCGACTATTAGCTCGGGCAATTCCGAGGCGGTCCTGCTGGACAATGCCGATAGCGCCCAAGTTCGCCGGCTGATCGCGCAGGGATCGGGCACGACGGTCAACGGCACCCACGGCATCCGGGCAATCAACAGCCATGCCGAGGGCATTCAGATCGATGACGTGGTGATCGATGGTTGCGAGGTGCGCGGCTATGGCCGCAACGGCATTTTCGCGACGGTCGCGAATTATCCGTCCGGGCTTACCGGACTCCAGATCACCAACAATATCGTTGAAGATTGCACGCAAAACGACGAGCGCGGCCATACCGGCGGCATCATCGTCGCGGCCGAGGAGGCGGACTTTTGGGGGCTGGCGACCCATCCCGCCTCGCACCGGGATGTTGTCGTCACCGGCAATACCGTCCGCCGCTGCAAGGGCAAGCGCGACGCGCCCAACCATGTCGGGTCGGGGATCATCGTTGCACAGACGGAGGGCGGGCTGGTCGAGAACAATCTCGCCGAGGACTGCGGCGAAAACTCCACCAACCAAGCCGGCCCGGTCGGCATATGGGCGTGGGACGCGATCGGCGTCGTGATCCGCAAAAACACCGTGCTGCGGCAGCGCTCGGCGCGATCGGATGGCGGCGGCTTCGATCTGGACGGCGGCTGCAAGGATTGCGTTCTCGAATACAATTTCTCGATGGGATGCACCGGCCCCGGCATCATCATTTTCTCGTTCGACGATACGGCCTATCCGGCCAACAAGCTCCTCGATTATTCCGGCAACATCGCCCGCTATAACCTGTCGGTGCGCGATGGCCAGACCGTCCGCTCGGAATTCGGAATGTTCATCGGCACCATGCGGCCGGTCGCCTCGGACTTTCAGAACATCCGCGTCTACAACAACACCATTGTGGTCGATACGGTCGGGGCGTTCTCGCCGACATGCCTTTCAATCCAGACGTTCGGCGGCGTCGATTTCAGCCATGCGACCGGCGTCATCGCCAACAATATCTTTCTCCAGAAAGGCGCCGGGCTGCTGTGCGACGTGCGAACGACCGCAATGCAAATCCACGGCAATTGCTTCCACTCCGTCCAGGGCACCGCCATGCGGTCCTTTGGCTTTGATTGGGAGACCGTCGATCAATGGATTTCGGCCTCGGGCAATAAGGAATTTCTGCACGGCACCCACACCATCTTTGTCGATAACCCGCAGCTGGTGAATGATTCCGGGACCAATCCCGAGGATTTCCGGCCGGCCGATGACTCGCCGCTCTATGGCGTCGGAATGGATATCAACGCGGAGTTCGGCATTGCGCGCCCGACCGAGGATTTCCTCGGCAATGCTCTTCCGGCGACGCAGGTATTCTTTACGCCGGGCGCCATGGAGCCCGACACGCCGCTGCCCAATTTGCTGACATCGCCGAACGTCCTCAACACCGGATGGGAGCTAAACGACATTGATTTGATTTCCGGCCTGCTCGGCATGTTCGGCGGCACGTCGGCGCAGAACATAAGGGTGGATGCCGAGGGCGCGGCGGTCGGTCAGCTGCGCACCTTCACGGCCGGGACTGAAAAGATTTTCCGGCGCGGCGGCTTCGTCAAGCCCGCCGCCGATGTGATCGCGGCGGTGATCGGCAATCGGCAGCCGGACATCAATGATTATTGGTGGACATGGTTCGATATCGTCGCGGGCGAACTGGACGATGCCGACGCATGGGGCGCCTATCTGGACTCAGTCCCGCGCTTCCGCATGCAAAAGCGGCCGAACGGCTTCTGGCTGATCATGCACGAAATGAAGGTCCCGAGCACATGGACGCAGGACAAGTTTTGGGCGCAGCCCTCGGCGCCGCATCCGCTGCGGGGCGGCATCAATGAGGGGCTCGGGCGGGGGCTGATTCACGACGGGTTCTTTGAGTTCCGCGTCGGCTAATCCAATCAATCGGAGAAATCATGGCGACCAGCAGCTTCAAAGCGGCGCTGGCGCGGGTGCTCGTCCATGAGGGCGGGTATGTAAATCATCCGCGCGACCCCGGCGGCGCCACCAATCAGGGCATTATACAGCGGACATATGATGCCTATCGGCGCAGCAAGAAATTGCAGCCGCGCTCGGTCCAGAAGCTAACCGCGCCCGAGCGCGACGCGATCTATCGGCGCCAGTATTGGGACGCGATCAAGGGCGACAAGTTGCCGGCGGGCGTCGATTATGTCGTGTTCGACGGGGCGGTAAACAGCGGCCCGAAGCAATCCATCAAATGGCTACAGCGGGCGCTCGGCTCGCCCTATCGTGGCCAGATCGACGGCGTGATCGGGCTGGCCACCTTCGCCGCGCTTGGCGCCGTCGAGGATCACGACGCGCTGATAGATCGGATTTGCGACCGCCGGATGATTTACCTCCGCGCGCTCGATACATGGCCGGACTTTGCCGGCGGCTGGACCCGGAGAGTCCAGAACGTGCGGGCGATCGGCAAGGCCGAGGCAACCGGGGCCGAGGAAGTCGCCGCCGTCCATATCGCCGGGGCCGAGACAAAGGCGCCAATCGAGGACGCCCGCAAGGCGCGGTCGCCAGCACCCGCCGATGCGGCGACCGGCGGCGGGATCGGGGCGGGCGGCATCGCCGGCACGTTGCAAACCCTTCAGGATCAGTTGACGCCGTTCAGTTCGGCCGGCGANGCCGGCGATTGGATCACCACGACGGTCGCCGTGCTCGCCATCGGCGGCGCCATGCTCGCGGCGGGCGGGATCGCATATCGCTATTACGCGAAGCGGCGGGAGGCAAAGCTGGCCGACGCCCTTGATGCGGTGCCGGCATGATCGCGCTGCTTACCGGACCCTGGGGGAAATGGATCGGGGTCGCGGCGATCGCCGTCGCGCTGTTCGGCGTCGGCTATTGGAAGGGCCGCGCCGATATCCGCGCCGATCAGCTGAAAGATACCATCCGCGCAATCGAGAAAAGGGAGCGGATTGATGAACGGATTCAAGGCTTGGACGGCATCGCTCTTTGCAATGAGCTTCTTGGCGGCGGGGTGCACGACGAATGCCAGCAATTGCGCGGGGTGGAGGAAGATACCCGTCACCCCGGCCGGCGCCGTTAAGCTGGCCAGCGATCCCGATCTCGTTCCTACCGGCCAAGGCGTTGCCAGCACCAACGCTTTCGGGCGCGCGCAGAAGTGCTGGAAATAGGAGGCCGCAATGATTGAGGCACTGATTGCCTTGGCGATTACGATTCTCGTCGTCGGGCTGATCGCCGGGCTGATAATCTTCCTGATCCGGCGGGCGCCATTCATCCCCGCGCCGTTCGGTCAATGGGCCGAATATGTCGTGATCGTCATCGCCGTTTTGATTATCCTGTTGCGGGCGCTGCCGCTGCTAGGAGTCAGCGTGTGATGACCTTCGAAGTCGATACCCGGACGATCAATATCAACACGGTGGTTTCGGTCGCCGGGTTCCTCGCGACGTTCGTCTTTATCGGCATCGCATGGGGCGCCTCGCAAGCGGCGCTGTCCGATCTGGAGGAATGGCGCATTCAGCATGAAGGCGTGCACCGCGATTTATCGGGGACGATCCGCTCGCACGATGCCGTGGTGGATCAGCAGATTTCGACCCTCCGCGCCAACCTCGCCAAGCTGGACCAGATCGAATACCGCATTACGGCGAACGAAAAAGGCATTGAGGCACTCGATACCCGGATAGGCCGGGTCACTGAAAGCTACAGCAATCAGTTCTCCGATTTCCGCAATCAGCTGTCATCGATATCGACGCAGATCGCGTTGACCAATCAGACCCTCCAGCGGATCGAGGCGGCGACGCCGGCCGCCCCGCGCTGATCATTTCCTCCCGGCGCGGGCTAGGCAAACCTCGCCCGGCGGCCCGCGCCCAACTGTCCCGCCCTTGGCCTCGCGCCGGGGCGGGCTTTTTTTGTTTCGGCCATAGCGGGCCGCTGACGCGCGTTTCCGATCGCCGGCATGCCATGGGCGCCAAGCGCGCTGCGCGCCGCGACGGGCGGGAAGCTGGCGGGGATTCTGGTTTATAGGGGGGGTGATTGGGGGGCGTTTGCCCACAGGGGCGCGTGGGCAAATACGGAACATTGCGGGAAACCATCGGCGTTTTGCCCACGAATTCTGCAATGTTTTCAATGGTTCTGGCCCTTCCTCCGGGCCCACCATTCCCTCATTGAACGTCGTTTTTCCTTCATTTTCCCGGGTCTGTCTCGCCGGAATTCTGCTTAGGCGAAAGCGAAACCTCCCGGGCCACATATGTCTTGCAGCGCTCGAAACCTGAATCGATGATGCGCTCGGGTCCGCACGGCTTCGTATAGTGCTGCTGCGCCATTCCTGCGTTGATCGCGGCATGGGGCGCTGCGCGGAAATCGCCGAGAGCGTTCTGGTGTCGCTATCCTGAGCCGGAACGGAGACCGCTGATGCCCCGCTGGAAGAAGCCGACCAAAGAAGAAGTCCTGGAAAATCGACGCGATCTGGCGAACCGTGCGCGCAGCGGTGAGCTGCGCTTGCCCCATGCCGTTGCTGAAATTCGCAAGGGCTTCGGCATGACGCAAGAGGAGTTTGCGAAGATGCTGGCGCTCACCAGGAGGCAGGTTGCCGAAATCGAAGCCGGCACAGCGAACCCGACATTGGAGACATTGGAAAAAATGGCCGTCTATTCGGCTTTGGGGTGGGTTTCGTGCCGGGGACGATAAAGAAAACTGAGAGCGAGCGTGATCCGGCGCCGAAAGGCTCTCACGAACGCCCATAGCCGATCGACTGGCGTGCTGCATCGCATTCTTCGCACGCCACTTCTGCCGGATGCAGGAAGACGAGCGGGTCGTGGGCCAATTGTTCCATTGCGATTTTCACGATGTCGCGTGAGCGGACCAGGCGGGCATGGGCGTTGCCGATCTGCCCCTCCTTCTGGAGGCCGTTTCGCCTCAACCAGACGTCGGCCAGGCTGAAGTTCTGGCAACAGTGATCATTCTCCAGATAGGCAATGCGGACCCGGCTGCCATTTTCGACGATCGTGCAGTGTCTCGGCACTCCATAAGGAACCTTGGACATCAGCTCGGCGAGATGCAAGGTGGTGTTCGAATCGTGTCCGACGCCGAGGAGTATCACCTGTCCGTCGAGTTCATGGATACGCCCTATCGGACTGGGGGGACAATGCGGGGGCAGGGGCAGGGGGTCCGATGTGATGCGTGCGGCAAGCGGTCCCGCCGCTGCAAAGGCGAACGGATGGTCGCTGCGCACCACACCCTCAAGACGCCAGAAAGTATCGGCGAGTATTCCCAGATCCGATGTTGCTGAGGTCGTCGCCGGCTCGAATGGCTCGTCGTCAAGGCCCGACCAGGAGGGCATGACGAGCGTGCCTTCCGGGCCGATGGCGGTGCGCAGAGCGGCGATCATGCCGGCCGGACCGCCTTCGACCGGCCGGACGCTGCGAAACGAAGAGTGAACGACAAGAACGCCTCCGGGCTTCACCCCGAGGGTGAGGAGTTGATTGACGAGTTCCGAAATGCGCCATTCACGTTGCGTCAT